TTTGATATGGACAAAGATATTGCTGCAGGATGGTATGCCACAGAAGATGGAAGAACTACATCAGTTGCTCATTGGCTGGATGAAGATGATTTCAGAAATAATGGTGGCGTCATGAATCATGAAATGGTGGATACCATTACCAAAAGGAAAAAACCATTTACTGTAGATTATACAGGTTTTGGTTGGGTCATGATTAAGAAAGGGGTTTTTGAGCACCCAGAAATGAAGTATCCATGGTTTGCACCAAAGATGCAAGTCTTTGAATCTGGAGAAGTTCAGGACATGTGTGGCGAAGATGTTTCATTCTGTCTGGATGCAAAGGCAGCTGGATTTGAGATTTGGTGTCATCCACAAATTCGCGTAGGACATGAAAAAACAAGAATCATTTAGAATTCTTTGTAATGAGAAAGTCATCTATCATTCTCTCTCTCAAGAAGAGATGTTTGAGATTATGGATGAACTTTCTCAACAGTTTTATGAGACAGGGGTTCCCAATCCTATGGACCTTGTGGTAGAATGTACAAGTATTGATGAAGAGTAAACATTATGGCAAAGCGTCCTTCACTGACCAATAAAGTTCTGATTGAACATAAACCAAAGAAGACTCGTCAAGGTCGTTCTCAACATACTAAGTTGTCTGCCACCTCTCGTAATGGTGCAAAGAAGCGTTACAGAGGTCAAGGTAATTAATATATAAGAAGCATGTAGTACTACATGCTTTTTTTATTGGGATAGCAACCCCTTAAAAAGTTCTAATTCACACGAATTAGGAGCAAAATGTCCAATTTACCTGTAGATAGAAACAAAGATTACATGTATCAGATGTGGGGAACCACAAATTTGATTACTGACTATAATGCAAAACTTGAAAAAAGAACAATTCAAGAAATTATGCATGATGATGTTCCCAGACATAAGCATTTTTTAAAGGAACAGACAGAAATTCATGAAGGAATTCGTAATGATGAGGACTATGATGACTGGGAATATGGAACTGAACCTACTTATGGAAAACCACAATAAATAAAAATAATGTTTCGATAGTTACAGGTGCCTTTAGAAAATATTTCAAGAGGATTTAAAGATATCAGCTTGTCTTTTCTAAGGCATCCTGTGACTAATGATATTGGAACTCTGTCAAATGAGGACGCAATCAAGCGTTCTGTAGTGAATTTAGTCAGAACAAGAGTAGGTGAAAGATTTTTTAACTCTCTTTTAGGGTCTAATGTAGAAAATTACTTCTTTGAACTTGCAGATAGTGGAATTGTAGATCCATTACAAGAAGAAATTAGAAACGTAATCTCCAACTTTGAACCAAGAGTGGTAGTCAGAAGAGTAGATGTTGCTCTTTTTCCAGAAGATAATGAGTTAGATGTCACTATTGTTTATGATATTGTTGGACTTGCAGTTCCAACTCAGGCAATTAACTTCATATTACAACCAACCAGATACTAATGGCTTTCACAGATTTCACTAATCTGGACTTTGATCAGATTAGAACCTCCATCAAAGACTATCTCAGAGCAAATTCAACTTTTACGGACTTTGATTTTGAAGGTTCTAACTTCTCTATTCTGATTGATGTACTTGCCTACAACTCTTATCTGACTGCCTATAACACCAATATGGTGGCAAATGAGGCATTTTTGGATAGTGCAACAGTTCGAGAGAATGTAGTTTCTCTTGCAAGGAACATAGGATTTGTTCCACTGTCCAGAAGAGCAGCAAAAGCAAATATTTCTTTTATTGTAACTGGAATTAATGCAGCAGTTCAGACTGCAACACTTAAAGCAGGTATAGTTTGTACAGGTTCATTAGACAATACCACTTATATTTTCTCAATTCCAGAAGATATTACAGTTGGAGTATCAAATGGAGAGGCAATTTTCTCCAATATAGACATTTATGAAGGAACTTTCTTAACAAAAACCTTCTCTGTAGACACTTCTCAACCAAATCAGAAGTATATTTTACCAAATCCTTATATTGATACCTCTACAATTAGAGTAAATGTAAAAAATACTGCTCAAAGTAATACTACAGAACAGTATAATGCTATTGATAACATTATTGGAATTAATTCCACATCACAAATCTTTTTAATTCAAGAAGTTTCTGATGAAAAATATGAACTTTTCTTTGGTGATGGTGTTTTTGGTAAGAAATTGAGTAATGGAAATCAAATTAATGCCTCTTATATTGTCACAAATGGTCCAGCAGGAAATGGAGCATCAAATTTTGTCTTTTCTGGGTCATTAAAAGATAATAGTGATTCTACAATCGTTGCATCAGTGGGTCCTGTAATCACCAATACGCCCTCTCAAAATGGTGATAGTATCCAATCTACCGAATCAGTAAGATACTATGCTCCAAGACTGTATGCAGCACAGTACAGAGCAGTTACAGCAGGTGATTATGAGGCACTTTTACCTTCAATCTATCCAAATATTGAATCAGTAACTGCTTATGGTGGCGAAGAAATGTCTCCACCTCAATATGGAAAAGTTTTTATTGCAGCAAAACCAAAAAATGCTGATTATTTGTCACAATCCACAAAAGAATCTATTTTAAATTCCCTCAAAAAATATTCTGTAGCAGGAATTCAACCAGAATTTGTAGATATTAATGTTCTCTATGTTGAATTGGACTCTACAGTTTATTATAATGCCAATTTTGTTGGATCAGTAAGTGATTTAAAGACTCAAGTTACCAATTCTTTAACTGCATATTCCAATTCAACTGATTTGAATAAATTTGGAGGGAGATTCAAATACAGTAAAGCACTTAGAATCATTGATGCAACAAGCACTTCCATTACATCAAATATCACAAAAGTTAAAATTAGAAGAAATATTGGTACTTTAATTAATGAACCTACAAACTACTTGGTCTGCTTTGAAAATAGATTTCATGCAGATTTAGAAGGATACAATATTCGTTCTTCAGGATTCTATGTTCAAGGAATTACTGATTTAGTTTACATTTCAGATATTCCAAATTCAGATATGACTACTGGAACACTTTTCCTGTTTTCATTAAGTGGAAGTGAAGTTATAGCACAATCAAGAAGTATAGGAACTGTTGATTATGTGAATGGAATATTGAATATAGATAATATAAATGTATCTTCTACATTAAAATCAAATAATATCATAGAAGTTGAAGCTACTCCATATTCTAATGATGTACTAGCTAAAAAATCCATATATCTTAAATTAGATGTTGGAAATAGTTTAATCTCATTAGAAAAAGATTTAATGTCCTCTGGTGAAAATACATCTGGAAGTAGATTTAATCCTGAATCAAGCTATCTGTCTGGAAAAATAAGAAATTAAAATGAATCAAGAAAAGAAAGTAGTTAAAATTAGTGATATAGTTGAAAATCAAATTCCAGAGTTTATTCTTTCAGAGAATCCAAACTTTGTAGAGTTTTTTAAACAATACTACATTTCACAAGAATTTCAAGGTTCTACAATAGATATTGCTGAAAATTTAATTTCTTATAAAAATCTTGATAGCTTTGATCTAACAAATCTTATTTCAGAAACTACATTAACATCTAATGTGCAGTTCTTTGATGATGTAATTAATGTAGAGTCTACTAATGGATGGCCAAAGGAATATGGTCTTTTAAAAATTGATGATGAGATTATCACATATACAGGAATTACTTCTACATCCTTTACTGGGTGTATTCGTGGATTTAGTGGAACTTCATCTTTAACTGAAGAAAATAACCCAGAGTTCCTGGTATTTTCGGAAACAGAAACATCTGAACATAGTTCTGGGTCTATAGTTGAAAATTTAAGCAATCTTTTCTTAAAAGAATTTTTTAAGAAAATTAAATATCAGTTTACACCAGGATTTGAAGAAATTGAATTTGATTCTCAAATTAATGTTCAAAATTTTGTAAGCAAAGCAAGAACTTTTTATCAGACAAAAGGAACTGATGAAGCATTTAAAATTTTATTTAAAGTTTTATATGCTGAAGATGTAAAAATCATCAAACCTTTTGAAAGATGTTTTACAACTTCAGATGATCAGTGGAGAGTTGTAGAAACTTTTGTTTGTGAACTTGTAAGTGGAAATCCTTTGAATATAAATGGGCAAACATTATATCAAGATAATTTCCCACAATATAATATTTCTAAAGCAAATGGTTCAATCTATGATGTAGAGTCATTTTCTATAGACAATAAATCTTATTACAAAGTTCAAATTTTCTCTGGATATTCTAATAACTTAAATCCAAAAGGAAGTATTGAAGGAACTTTTGTTTCAACTCCAAAAACATTTTCAGTAGAGCATGTTTCTGTTGGTTCAACTATTCTGACAGTAGATTCTACTGTTGGTTTTGGTAATACTGGAACTTTAGAAATTGGCAATCTGACTATTGATTATACTGACAAAACAAACAATCAATTTTTAGGAATCTCAACAACTGCAATAACAAGTGGCATTTCTACAGGGTCTAAAATATTTTCAGATCATTTCATTTATGCATATGAAGAAAACTCTAATGATGTTGTAAAATTTAAACTTTGTAATGTTTTGTCTGGATTAAATGATTCTGATGTTTTATATGCATATGATGGAGATCCTATTTTAATAGATCATTTAGGATCTACTGAAGAATCCACTTTTCTGAATTCTTTTGCTTATAATAATCCAATTACAATTTCTTGTGGAGTTTGTGTAAACAATATTACTACAGAAATTAGGAATAATCAACAAGAGGGTTTTTCAGTATTAACTGGAACTGGGTTATGTAAATATCCTCATAAGTTAAAGACTGGAGATTTAGTTGATTTATACTTAAGAAATACGAATCAAGTTATAGCAAAAGATATATTAGTAAATGTATTAAATTCTAAAGAATTTACAGTTTCTGCAATTTCAATATCACAACAATATGGAGAAAGTTTAACTAACCTCTTAAATAAAGAAATTTTATTTAAGAGACAAGTTAAAAAGACTCCTTACAATAATTTAAATTTAACTGCTAATATTCAAGATTCTTATGTAGATGATGATTCTTATTATGTAACTTCAAATGGTTTCCCAGAATATCAAATTGCTCCTTTAACATTTGATAGAGTTTTTTCTATCTTAAATGAAAATACTCTTGAAACAACTCAAAATCATTACTATCAAATTGGAGATGAAGTTTCAGTAGTATCATATCAAACATCTTCTGAATTTGAAAACAAAATTGGAATTAAAACAGGAACTTCTTATTTTGTAAATCGTATTAATGGTTTCCAAATTAATCTTACTGAGGCAAGAGAAAATATAGAATCTTCAGAATATGTTAATTATTTTGAATACGATGAGGATAATAATATTTCAGCTCAAATTCAAAGTATAACACTAATACCAACATCTTTGTATAATGAAAGTAATTTAGATATTCAATCAAACAAATTATTTAAAAAGTTTAAAAAGATTCCAGAACAATCTTTAATTAAAACAGAAACGTCTCCAGGAAATATTGGAGTTTTTGTAAATGGAATAGAATTAAAAAATTACAAATCTTTTGATAAAATCTATTATGGTCCAATAGAATCTGTAACAGTTTTAAACTCTGGATATGATTATAATTTACTTAATCCTCCCCAGTTTGAGATTGAAGGAACTACATACTCAGATACTGAGATTATTCCTCAACTAAAAGGAAGTTTAGTAAATATTGTTGTAACTGACCCTGGATTTGATTATGTAGAAACTCCAACTGTAAGAATTTTGGGAGGAAATAATACCAGTGTTGTGACAGAAGTAAAAATGAAAAATGTAACTAATGAAGTTGCATTTAATGCTACTACATTAAGCACTGTAGTAGATACTGTTAATGATAAGTTAAAATTTGGAACTCCACATAGATTTGTAGTTGGAGAGCCAATCATTTATAAAACTTTTGGTACTACTCCAATTGGAATAGGAACAGCACCTTCAGATGGATTTCTTTCTGATGGTTCTGTTTATTATGCTGCTAATATTGGAGCAGGAACATCAATTTCTCTTGCTTTTACAAAACAAGATGCTTTAAATAATCAAAACTTAATTAATTTAAGAACTTATGGAGGAGGATTTCAAAGATTCGTTTCTACATTAAAGAAAAAGGGAATAGATGAGATTAATATTATTCAAAATGAAGGAGAATTTGAATATAAAAAAGTTTCATTTATTTCAGAAGATGTTGATACTCAAGATAATATAATTACTATTGAGAATCATGGATTTTTGACAGGAGATGAAGTTGCATATACTTGGGAACCAATTTCAGGATTTAATGGGCAATCTATTGGAGGATTGTCTGAAAACGTTTATTATTATGTGGTAAAACTTGATGATGATAGATTAAAACTCTCAAGCACAAAAGATGAAGTTAACTATGTAGATTTAACATCTACAGAAGATTACAGCATATATTTTCTACAATATTCTCCCATTAGAGTTGAAATTTCTGGTTCTACTTCAGTTAATGGTCTTTCTCAACTTGGTTATAGTGCAGAAATTTCTTTTGCAGTTAAAGGAAAAGTAATTGGAGCAAGAATAAAAAGAACTCCTTCTATTAGAACAGATAAATTTGGGAACTTAAGTATTTTAAATTATGAAAAGTATCCTAAAGTTAATGTAATAAAAGGGTCTGGAGCATCTTTTGCTACTTTAGTTGAAGATGGGCAAATTAAAGATGTAATTATAAAGTCTTCTGGAAGTGGATATTTTAATACAATTGAACTGTCAGTAAATGGTATTGGGTTTGGGGCACAACTTAAACCAGTAATCTCAAATGGACAAATTATTGATGTAGATATAGTTAGTGCTGGAGTTGGATATGCTTCAACTAATACTACAATCAGTATTCAATCTATTGGTAACGATGTTAAATTAAAAGCAAATTTGACATCCTTAACAATTAATGATGTTGAAAAATATGGAACTTCTGATATAGAAGATGGATCTACTTTTGGGAAAAACTATGCTTTTATTGGAAATACTTATGGTGTTTACTTCTTAAATCAAAAACTAAAACAATATTTAAATATCTCATCAACTCCAACTTCCCATTCTCCAATTGTTGGTTGGGCTTATGATGGATGTCCAATTTATGGCCCATTTGCTTATCAAAATATTGATGGGTCTGGTGGAATTGTTAGAATGAGAAGTGGATATACTTATCAAAGCACTATTCCAAGTAATTATAAATTTGTAGAAGATTACATTTTTACAAATACAGGAACATTGGACAAATATAATGGAAGATTTTGTGTAACTCCAGAATATCCAAATGGAGTTTATGCTTACTTCTGCACTTTAGATAATAATAATGTCCCAGAATATCCATATGTAATAGGACCAAATTATAATTTTATTCCAGAAGAAGAAAATTTTGATTTAAGAAATACTCAAAATTTAAACTTTAATAATTTGAATATTGTAAAATGGACAGTCCCATATAGAGTTGAAGATACTAAATCAAAATATGAGTATTTTGAATTTTTTAGAAGTCCAAACAAAAAGGACATTTTAATTGAACAAACATCAACTGGATTTGTAGATAGTATAAAAGTCATAGATGGTGGATCAAATTATCAAATAAATGATAGTCTTGTTTTTGATAATGAATATACTTCTGGATTTGGTGCAATAGCAAAAGTTTCTGAAATTTCTGGAGTAGCAGTTACTTCAATATTGTCACAAAGCAGATCTTTATCTAATGTGACTTTTGTTTGTGATGGAAATATAGTTACTGGAATTGCATCAACATATCATTCTTTAGAAAATGGGTCATATGTTAATATATCAGGAATATCAACCAGTTCTTTTGAAACTATAGAAGGATTTAGAAAAGTTGATGTATCAGATGTTCAGACAACTTTGTCTGCAAATGTTGGCCCATCAACAATCACTGGAATTGTTACATCAATCCAAGTCAACTCTTCTTTAACTTTATTTGATATTGATTCTCAAATTAAAGTTGATAATGAAATAATGAAAGTTATTGGAAAAGATTACAAAAATAATCTTTTGGGTGTATTAAGACCTGCTTCAGCACCTTTACATGGTTCTTCTACTATTGTAAATCTTTTACCAAATAAATTTACTTTAGATTCTTTAAGCATCAATTCATCTTTTTCTGAAGTCAATCAATATTATTACTTCAATTCTCAAGAATCTGTTAGTATTGGAACATCATCTGGACCAGGAATTGGAAATACTTTGACCATCAATCCTTTAGGATATGGATTACCTTTTGTAAAATATGTTCCAACTGGGGGAATTTATTTACCAAATCATCATTTCAATACAGGTGATAAAATTTTATATTCTACAGGAACTTCTACTATTGTATCAAATTTTGGAAATTTAAATACTTTATCTGAATTGTATGTAATAAAAATTGATTCTGATGTAATTGGAATTGTCACAACTAAATCTCACATTTCAAATCAAGAAGCAATTTTAAAGTATACCTCAGCAGGATCTGGAAATCTTCATAAGTTTAGTACAGATAAAAATATTGTTTCTGGGGATATTGTAAACAATTCTTGTGTAGTATCTACTGCATCTACTCATGGGTTATCTGTTGGTGATACAATTAAACTTAATGTTATTTCAGGTGTATCTACATCTTATGTTGTTGGATACTCTACATCTACAAATAGACTTTTAATCAACGGAAGTGTTAATCCAAAGATTGATGTGTTTTATAATGATATTGTAACCTTTGATTTGTCTTCTGGATCTTTGTCTGGAAAAGACTTTAATCTGCACTCAGATAAAAACTTTTTAAATCCTTATTTTGGTACTGTAGATAGCGGGGTAGAAGTAGAAAAAACATCTACTCAATTAGTTTTAACCATTACTGAACATACACCAAATCTTTATTATTACTTGTCAGACTCAAATGTTGATGAGTCTGTTGTAGAATATAATCAATTAAATATCAATCAAAGTAGATATAATACAGAATCAGTTATTAATTCAGTTGCAAGTAAAAATTTCACTATTAATTTAAATAATACACCAGAAAGACTTACTTATAATAATTCTTCGGATTTGTCTTATTCAGTTTTAAGTGGTGATTCTTCTGGTCCAATTTCAAAAGTTGAAATAGTTTCAGGAGGAAATAGTTACAAAAAACTTCCTAAAATATCTTCTGTAACAAGTGATAATGGTTTTGGGTGTAATTTGATAACCAACAGTGAATCTATTGGAAAAATTCAAAAAACAAAAGTAGTTAATACACAATTTATTTGTCCTTCAGATGCAACATTAAAACCAACATCAAAAGTATTTTCAGCAATCAAATTGACTGATAATTATACAGTAAAATCTTTAAGTATTGTCTCTGGAGGAAAAAATTATATAAATGCCCCAAGCATAAATTTATATAATAGAAAAGAAAATGAATTAATTTCAAATTTTTCTGCTACCTCTACTTTAAAAAATTCTTCTATAAATGAAATTGTTATCACCAATCCAGGTTCTGGATTAAGGTCTGGTGATAGTGAATTATTATTTACAGGTAACACCAACGGATTTAAAATTTTAAATGTTTCTGTAGTAGGAAGTTCTCCATATACAGTAACTTTAACTTTAAAAACACCTTCATCTGGGTTTACTACATCAAATCCATTGCCAGTTTCTGTTGGAGATGAAGTTTTTATAGAAGGAATTTCTGCTTCTGGGAATGGATTTAACTCCAGTGACTATAACTATGAAACATTTACAGTAACTTCTGTAGACCCAGCTTACAACTCTCAAGATGCTGCTACAATTGAGTATGAGTTAAATTCTAATCCAGGTTCTTATAACAGTTCTTTAAGTTATAATGCTTATGTTACTCCTTCTTCATATTTGCCAGAAGTTAATGTAACTTTAACTCAAAATCAATTTTTTAATAATGAAAATGTAGACAGCACTGAAATTATTGATAATACAAATAATAATCCCATAACAAATGTACTGAAAGTTAAAAACTCTAAAAATATTTCTGTTGATGATTTATTGATAGGAAAATCATCATCATCTAAAGGAACAGTTTCTGAAATTACTACCTTTAATTCAACCTTTGGAGTAAATTCTAGTGTTTCTGAAACTCTTGGGGGAAAAGAAAATAGAGGATATCTTTCATCAAATGTACAAAAACTTCCTGATAATAATTATTACCAAAAGTTTTCATATTCTCTGAAGAGTAAAAAATCCTTTGAGGATTGGAATTCTTCTGTTTCTGATACATCTCATATTGCAGGATATAAAAAGTTTAGTGATTTGTCTGTAGAATCAGTTGGAATTGGGACAACCCAATCAATTAAAACTGATTCGTCATCATTATTAAATGTAGTGTTGAACTCTTATGGAAATGTAAATTCTATTGTAAATTATGATTTAGTCAATGAAATTGATCTAGAAGATAATAGTAATTTGTATACAGAGTACTTAAGATTTGGTAGATTAAGATTTGGTCAAAGTTTATATTCTACAGACAATAGGGTTCTTTCTATTGATGATATTTCAAATCTTTTTAATACTGAACCAATATCACCAACAATTATTATAGATTCCAATTTAATTTCAGATTCTACAGTTTTAAAATATCAATTTTACTTGACTTCTTCAAGTTCTTTCTTAGGAGAATTAATATATCCAGAAATTTTTGAATTGTTGGTCACAAATAATGAAACTATTAACCTGACTTCATATTCTTATTATTTTGACTTTGTAAATGCTTATCAGAATTCTTTTGTTGGATACTTTACTGCCAATACTAATCCATTGAATTCTAATGAAATTATCTTAAAATTTACACCAAGTAATCCATTTAATACAATCGACATTAGATCCATAAGAGAAAGTTCTAGAGGTTCTGTTGGAATTGCAACAACTTCATTTGGATATGTTAAGAATGTAGAAGTTAATCATTCTTATTCTGGAATTGGATCAACAGTATTTTATTCAATTTCCACAACAAATTGCAAATCTGGGACTGTTCTAGTTGGTCTTTCATCAATTACAAATAAAATAGAAAAATCTCTAGAATTATCTTTTGTAAAAACCGAAAATGATATTTTTGTAAGTCAATATGCAGAAAATCAATTAGTAGATTTAGGAAGTATTAATGTAAATATTAATGGTTCCAACTTAGAATTTACTTACACAGGAATTTCTGGTATAGGAGCTACTGTTCAAGCAAACCTAAAATTAATTACTAATTCTTATGCTGGATATGATAGTGTAACTAATAGTATTTCTAAATTTGCAAGCAATCAAACTATATCCAACTCATCTTCAATAGGAATTTCTACAGTCTCTGGAATATATGGATATACAAAATATATCATAGAAATAGAGCAAACTGTTGGAGTAACTACTCAAAGAGGAGTTGTTCAAATCAATTCTCTCCACTCTGGAGATTACTTAAATAATATTGTATATGATCCAAATGGAGATATTGATTTAAATGATTTTAATTTTGAAACTCAATATGATATTGGAGGAAATAATTATACTTTATACTTTAATCCAATAACTTCAGCTAATTATAAAATTACCACTTATGAATCAAGTTTATTATCTCCAGACCAATAATAGAAATTTCTAACAATGCCTAGTAACGATATATTTACAGTATATACTCCCTCCATTTTTGGAAGAACTTCTTTTCCATTGAGGCACAAAAACGAAGCAATTTTTTATAAAACTTTTAATTCAGAAGATTCTGATGTTGTTAATTTAGTTACTGATATCATTAATATCCCAAATCATTTCTTCAAAACTGGAGAACCATTAAAATATACTATTGATTCTGGAGAAACCAAACTTGGAATATCAACTTTAAGTCCAGGGGCTCTTGGTATTACAACACAATTGCCTGGTGTAGTGTATCCAATTGTTGTGGATAAAGATAATATCAGAATATCTTTAGCCTCTACCTATGCTCAAAATAATGAGTATGTGGACATAACATCACTAGGAATTGGTACTCATTCATTTGAAGCATATAAGCAAAACACAAAATGTTTAATTACAATTAATAATATTATTCAATCTCCAATTTCTACTGGATCTACTGTTGAAGTTTTAGATTATACTCAATCAAGTTTAACACTTAATGATTTAAATAATGTAAAAGTAGGAAAATGTTTAAAAATAAATGGAGAAATAGTTAGGGTTTCTTCTATTAATTATAATACAGACACTGTAAATATTTCTAGAGGTTCAAGTGTTTTAGGAACAGAACTAACCCCATTTTCAAGTTCAATTATAGGAAGTGTCATAGAAGTTTTATCTGGCAATTACAATATCATCAAAGATGTAATTTATTTTGACGAACCTCCTTTGGAAGGCAAAAAAGCAAAATATAAAATTTCAACTTCTGATATTAACTATGCAAATTATAGTTTTAATTTATTAACAGATTTATTAAAAAAAGGGTCTCAAGTTCTTTTATTGTGGACAAACCCTCCAATAGAAATTCCAACACAAAAATTTTATTATATTATTGAAAATAGTCCAAATAATTTTAGTTTAGCAGAAACTCTTTCTGATGCAATCAACGGAACTAAAGTTATCTTTAGTAATGTATCTGCAAATGAATTTCCAATTAGTGATTTTGAAATTGTATATTTTTATCCTAGCGAGGAAAATGCTTTTAATGGAAGAGTTTTCTTAAGATCTAATTATGATGGAAACACAGTTTTTGATGATGTTTCTGAGCAATTTACTGGAATTACAAGTTCTTTTGAATTAACTACTTCAGGAATCAGTACTGTAGGAATAAAAAGTGATAATGGAATTTTATTAATTAATAATATTTTTCAATATCCAGAGTCTGATGAAGCATTTTCTTTTGTAGAATCTGGAGGAGGAACTTTTGTAAATTTTGTAGGATTTGGAACTACTGGGTTTACTGGAAAAACCTATGATGTAAATGTGAAAGGATATCCTAGGGGAGGAATTATTGTTTCTTATGGAACTACTTCTGGATCATACTATCAACCATTAACTGCATACAGTGACCTTCCTTTATCAGGTTCAACATCTGGAATAGGAGCTTCAGTTTCATTTGATACTGACCAATATGGAAATATTGCTAATTTTAGATTTACAAACAGAGGATATAATTATAAAGTTGGAGAAATTTTAGTTCCTTTAAACACAACTGGTATTGGAACTCAAGTAAATGACGATAAAATTCACATTACTATAGATGAGGTAACTAAAGACTCCTTTAATGCTTGGAATATTGGAATTTTATATAAATTAGATGATTTGAGTAGTAAAACTAATGGAGTGAGAAAAACATTTAGTTTAACTAAAAATGGACAAAGACTTAGCTTTGATGCTGAAACTCAATATGAAATAGAACTTCAATATAATCTTTTAGTGTTTATAAATGATGTTTTACAAACACCCAATACTTCTTATGTTTTTAATGGTGGTTCTATTATAACATTTACTGAACCAATCCCAGAAGGGAGTAATGTTAAAATTTATTTTTACAAAGGATATTCTGATGATACTTCATTATCTTCTGTAGTTCCAAAATTAAAAGAGGGAGACATTCTTCAATTACAACAAGACATTTATAGTCCACCCCCAGTAGAGCAAAAAGAAAGAATCATTAAAGAATTTACAAGTGCTGATGTATTAAGAACTAATGTATATTCTGATATTGGCATTTCTGATGATTCTTCTCAATTAAGGTCTATAACTTGGACCCCACAAAAAGCAGATTTAATTTTGGATGGAGAATTTTTAAGTAAATCAAGACCAGAGCAAAATTCTGGAATTACATCTTTTACAAAAGTTGCTTCTTATGTTGGTTCTTTCAGTGGGATTAATACAGATTTGATAGGAATTACAACTACTAGTCTTTTAATTGGTGATTATATTGAAGGTAATTATGTTGGAACTGGTGTCACAATTGTTTCCATAGGTTCAAGTATTGTTGGGGTCGGTTCTACAAGTTATATTTCTGCCCCTGGAGTAACTACATCATTACTTTCATTATATAGAAAATCATAATAAATAAGATAAAATACTAATTCAAATGGCTGTAGTAACCGATAAGTTAAGGATACTTAACTGTTCTAATTTTATTGATGATGTTTCCAGTGGAGGTTATTATACTTTTATTGGTTTTCCAAACGCTACAACACTGTATCCAAACTGGGATTCTTCTAGACCAGACCCTACTGACAATTATCTTTACTTAAATTCTTATAGAGACAATATTTTAGGTGTCAAAAAAATAACTTCTTCTGATGTAGTAAGAGTAATACCAAAAATTGTTTGGACTAATGGAAAAAAATATGAAATGTATAGACACGATTATAGTGTTTATAATTTAACTCCAGTAACTGGTGCAACTAGGTTATATGATGCTTCCTATTATGTAATGAATAGTGAGTATAAGGTTTATATTTGTATTAACAATAATTCTCTGCCATCAAACCAAAATCAAGGTTCAATTTCTACTCAAGAACCTTTGCATACTGATTTAACACCTAGATTAGAGTCTGATGGGTATATGTGGAAATATCTTTATACTTTGTCCCCATCAGATGTTTTAAAATTTGATTCTACAAATTATATTAGTGTTCCAAATGATTGGGAAGGAACTGCAAATGAAGAAATATCAAGAATTAGGGATAATGCAGTGGATGGAAAAATTGAAACCATCATTATTGAAGATAATACTGCCACATATCCCCTTCCTAGTCAAACTTTAACTAATGTTCCCATTAAAGGTGATGGAACATCTACAGATGAAACAACTGATGCTATGGCTTCTGTTGTTTTTGATGAGAATGGAAAACCCGTTGAAGTTATTGTTACTGATGGTGGAAAAGGATACACTTTTGGAACTTTAGATTTAAATTCTATTTTATCTCCAACAAGTGGAACTAAAGCAATTTTTAATGTAATTATTCCTCCTCCAGGAGGTCATGGAGCACACATTTATGATGAATTAGGAGCATTTAGAGCATTAGTCTATAGTAGAATTGAAAATGATTCAACAAATCCAGATTTCATGGTGGGAAATCAATTTTCTAGAATTGGTATTGTAAAAAATGTAAAATCATTTGGAACTAATAATTCTTTTTCAGATACTAGTGGATCAGGACTTCATGCTGTAAAATTAACTGGTGATGCTTCTGGAGAAACTCTTGATTCAACAATTACTCAAAGTAATACTGGAGCAATAGGAAATTTAGTTAGTTTTGATACAACAACAAAAGTATTAACATATATTCAACCAAGAACTAATAATATTGATACTTATGTTGATGGTGGAGGAAATTATCAAATTGATTATCAATTTGGGAATAGTATTAGTGGATTGCAAACTGCTACTACATATGATTTAAATTCTTTTGATACTAGTTCTTTAGTGATTAATGGAAATTCATATTCAGTAGACACTTCATTTTCTGGAATTAGTACAAGTGTTGGAGGAACTACTTATTATTTGGGACAAAGTTTTACTTCAGGACTTTCTTCGCCAGACATAAATACAAAGAGTGGTGATATTGTCTATGTTGATAATAGATCGTCAGTAACTAGATCATCACAACAAAGAGAAGATATTAAAATCATTTTAGAATTCTAAAAAAATGCCCCAAAGTACTAACTTAAACAAAAATCCATATTATGATGATTTTAGTGACTCAAAGAATTTTTACAAGGTTTTATTTAAGCCTGGAGTCACTGTACAGACAAGAGAATTAACTACTTTACAATCAATTTTACAAAATCAAATTGAAAAACTTGGAGGAGCATTTTTTAAAAAGAATTCTGTAGTTGTTCCTGGAGGATTTGCTTATGATTCCTCCTTTTATGCTGTTGAAGTGGAAAAAACATATAAGGGAATTGATGTAGAAAGTTATTTTGAAAATCTTGTTGGACTTACTTTAACTGGAAGAACATCAAATGTAACTGCAAAGGTTGAAAAAGTTCTTTCCAGACAAGAATCTACAAGAACAAATACAACATTTTATATTAAATATCAAGCATCTTCTTCAGATAACTTTACTTCTAATGTGTTTTCTGATGGAGAGGAATTAGTTGTTAACGAAAATATTAACTTAGGAACCAGTTCAATTTTAAGTGGGTCTCCTGTAGCAAAAACAATTTCTCCAACAAATAGAACATCAACGTCAGTAGGATCTGCTGCTAAAATTGATAATGGTGTTTATTTTGTGAGAGGATTTTTTGTAAATGTATTAAATGATGTTTTAATTTTAGATCAATATACAAATACACCATCTTATAGAGTTGGATTAAATATTGATGAAGAAATTATAGATGTAAGTCAAGATTCATCATTATATGATAATGCTCAAGGATTTTCAAACTATGCTGCACCAGGAGCAGATAGATTAAAAATATCCTTATCCCTTACCAAAAAGAATTTAGATGATTTTAATGATGAAAATTTTATTGAACTTTTTAGAGTTGATGATGGAGTTTTAATTCAAATTAAAAATCCTACAGAAGGGTCTTTGTTAGAGGATATTTTAGCAAGAAGAACCTTTGATGAATCTGGAAATTATTATGTAAGACCTTTTAATGTAGAAGCTTTAGAGTCATTAAATGATAATCTTGGTAATGGAGGACTTTATTCAGAAGGAGATGTAACTTCTAATGATATTGTTCCTTCAGTGGATACTGCAATCATCAAGGTATCTCCTGGAAAAGCTTATGTAAGAGGATATGAAGTCCCAACAAATACAGAACTTTTAAGTTTTCCTAAACCAAGAACAACTAAGCATGTAGAATCTTCATCTTCTGCTTTTTCTGTAGGTAATTTAATTAGAGTCAATAATGTTAAAAATGTTCCTTCTGTAGGATTGACTACTACAGCCACTGTTTCTTTGTATGATAAAAGATTAACTGGAGGTGTAGCACTTGGAACCACTATTGGTGTAGCTAGAATATATGATTATGCTTCACATATAGCATCATATGAGGATTCTTCAAGTCAATTTGATTTACATTTGTTTGATATACAAACATATGGAACTATTCTTTCTAATTCAGATTTAACTTCTGTTGGAATAGGTTCTTATGTAAAAGGAAACAGTAGTGGTTCTACTGGGTTTATTAAAAACAAATCAGGACAAACATTAACTTTATATCAAGTATCTGGAGAATTTATTTCAAATGAAACTTTAGTTATAAATGGAATTGGTTCTACTGTTTCTGTTGGAACTTTTACCAATTATTCTATTAATGATGTTAGGTCTGTTTCTGATGGAACTTTTTCTGCAGATACAGTTCTGTCTGATGAAATTGTTTTTTCTGGTCCATTTTCTTTTACAGCAGATGCTGGAATAGGAACTATTACATCAAATAATGGTTCATCATTTGCTTCAAGATTAAAAGTATCTGATGTAATTAAGTTTTCTCAATCTGGAGTTGGGTCTGATATATATGCTCAAATTTCTGCTATTAATAATACAAAAACTACAATTACAATTAACTCTGGTTCAACAGTATTAAATGTTTGTTCTGGAGATATTGGAGTAAGCACATCACTTCAAAATATTTCAGTAATCAGACCTCAAATTATTCAATCTGATGATTCATCTTTAACTTCAAATCTGAATAATAAAAATATTGCTAATGTAGACTTTTTAAACTCAAACATTTATGTAAGAGTTTCGTATAATTCAGTATCAAAATCATCTACAACTTTAACTCTTCCAAGTCTTTCTGGAACTGATTATGTCTATTCAACATACGATTCTGAAAGATATACAGTTGTAAATTCAGATGGTTCTGTTGAAAATTTAGATTCTGCTACATTAACCATTACAAATGGTGGAAAGGATGCAGAATTCACTAATTTATCTTCAACAGCAGGGCCTTGTAAAGTTATAACTACTCAAATTAAATCTAATGTATCTCAAAAGTTTAAGAAACTTTCTAGATGTAGTTCTTTAGTTGTAGCAAACACAAAATATAGCACTCCACCAAACGCTGGGTTAACATACTCAACAATATATGGAACTAGAGTTGAAGATGATCAAATTAGTTTAAATACTGCTGATGTTGTATTTGTTCATGGGGTATTTGAATCTTCAACATCATCAAGTCCAGTTCTTCCCTCAATCACTCTTTCTGGTTTATCTACTGTTGATGATTTAATTGTTGGAGAAGTTTTTGTAGGGGAAACTTCTGGAGCATCTGCAATTTATGCACAGAAAAAGAACACTTTAGAACTTTATTTAATTAATAAAAACAGTACTTCATTTATTTTAGGCGAAACTGTAACTTTTAAAGAAAGTGGATATACTGCAACAATTGTTCAAATTAATTCTGGAGACAAAAATATAGTAGATGAATTTGTACTAGATAATGGTCAAAGAGGATATTTCTATGATTTTGGAAGAATTGTCAGAAAAGATAGTTCAAGAGAACCCTCTGGAAGATTGTCAATTTTCTTTGATGCTTTTAATTATAATGCTAATGACTATGGAGATTTGGTGGCAGTTAATAGTTATCCAACAACATTAGATAAAAATTTAATTCCAATTTTTAAAGGAAATAGAAATACAGACATTATTGATATTAGACCAAAAGTATCTAATTACACATCTTCAGCATTTAGTCCATTTGATTTCACTTCAAGAAGTTTTTCAAGTCAATCAAATAATGCATTTCAAGTTCTTTCTACTAATGAAAATTTTGTATTTGATTATGATTTCTATCTCCCAAGAACTGACAAATTAACATTATCAAAAGATGGTACATTCAATATAGTTCTTGGAGACCCTGCAGAAATTCCTTTACAACCATCAATATCTGATGAAGTTTTAGATATTGCTACTATCATAAGTTCTGCATATGTGTATAATGTTGAAGAAGATGTAACAATTATTCTTTCAGACCATAGAAGATATACTATGGCTGATTTAAGAGATATTGATAATAGAGTTTCTAATTTGGAATACTATACTACATTATCTTTATTAGAAACATCAACAGAAAATCTTTTAATTACTGATGCTAATGGATTAAACAGATTTAAATCAGGATTTTTTGTAGATGAATTTAATAATTACAATACTTCAGATACTCAAGAATTTAATTATAACGCACAAATTGAAAATAGAACTTTAAGTGCAATTAAGCAAGAAGAAAAAATTGACCTTTCTTTATTCTATACTGATGACTACACATCATTTGCAGACATTAATTTAAACAATACTACTTGCAGCAATTTAAAAATTACTGGGGATAAACTTTCATTAGATTATTCTGAAGTTGTTGCATCAAAACAACCTTTTGCAAGCAAATTTGTAAATGTAAACCCATTCAATATTATTACTTGGTCTGGAATCTTAGAATTAAATCCAAGGAAAGATAATTGGGTAGTAGAATTAAATCCAAGAAGATTGACAAGAAGACAAAGACGTGATTTACGTAGAAGAGGTTGGAGACGCACTCGTACATTTGTTTCAAATCTACCATACATTAGAACTAGAAATATTGATTTTACTGGAGCAAGATTAAAACCAAATACAAGATTTAAACTTTTATTTGATAAGAAGGATTTAACTTCTAATACTTTAAATTCTACAGTATTTCCAAAACTTTTGGAAATCTCTAACAATGTAGGTAAATTTGAAATTGGTGAAACTGTTCAGTGTTTGGATAACAATAAAGTTTCTTGTACTTTTAGAATTTGTTCTCCAAATCATAAATCAGGACCAATATCAGATCCAACATTAACATACAGTAAAAATCCATACAATCCTTCTGTTGGAATTTCTTCTCAATATGGTACTCAATCTACATTCTTAAATATTGATACTTCATCACTTTCCAGAGAAGATATTACTGGATTTTGGGGCAAAATTAAAAAGGGAAATACTATTGTAGGAACTACAAGTAAGGCAAATGCTACTGTCTCTGATATTAGATTAGTCACTAATGAAGAAGGACTTTTGATTGGTAGTATCTGGATTGATGAGCAAGATAAATTTGTAACTGGCCAAACATCAGTAGATTTAGTTGTAAACTCTCCAACAACAAAAGTTCCTGGAGAAGTTGGAGATAGCTCAGCATCAGATACCTTTACTACTAAAGGAACAGAAATTATTCACATCCCAACAAGATATCTTGATCCATTAGCACAAACTTTCTTGGTAGAAGAAGAAAATGGAATTATTCCAACTTCTGTAGATGTATATTTTTACACTAAAGACACTTCCATTCCAATTGAACTTCAAATTAGAGAAGTTTCTTTTGGCACCCCAGGAGGACCAGATAAAATAGTTCCTGGATTAAGAAAAGTATTATCTGCTTCTGATGTCAAAGTTAGTTCTAATGCAAGCACCAAAACTACATTTACATTTGATACTTTAACTAGACTTGCTCCAGGAGAATATGCTGTTGTACTCATTTCGGATTCAAATGAGTACAATGTTTGGATTTCTGAACTTGGATCAGAAGACATTTCAACAGTCAATTTACCAACAGTAAATAAAATTTTCATTACTAAACAACCATCTTTAGGAACATTGTTCAAGTCTCAGAATGGTACAACTTGGGTTCCAAGTCCATTAGAAGATTTGAAATTTACTTTAAACAAAGCAAACTTTGTAACTACTGGTGGAACTGCTAGATTTTATAATTCAACTAATTCAGTAACTTCTCCAGAAAATAAACTTCCAAATAATCCAATCACTGCTATTTCAACTTCTGGAGATTATCCAAATGATGGAAGACACATTTTAATATTCCACCCAAATCATGGAATGCATTCATCTAATAATCAAGTTCAAATTAAAGGAGTTCAATCAGACATTCTTCCAGTAAAATTAACTGCTGGATATGCATCTACAGATAGTGGTGCAATCTCAGTTGCAAGCACAGCAATCTTTGTAACCTTTGAAGGTTCTAATGTTGATAGTGGAAATCCTGGATATATTCAAATTGGAAATGAAGTTATTCAATACACTGGATTCAATGGTTCAAATCAACTTTTAAATATTACAAGAGGAGTATATGGAACTACACAATCTTCTTATAGTGTAGGTGATGATGTCTATAAGTATGAGTTTAACAATGTTTCTTTGAATAGAATTAACACTCAATTTACAATTGCAAATGATCCTAGCCCAACTTTAGACACATATTATGTTCAGGTAAGTTCTGGTTCATTATTTACTCAAACAAAGACTGGTGGTGGTGATGATGTTTATGTTTCCAAGAACAAACTATTCCATGAAATTGAATTTAATCCAGATTTAGTTACTCAATTTAATAATACTGAAGTATCAGCTTCTGTAAGAACAGTTTCTGCTACAAGTGTTGATGGTTCTGAAACTTCTTTTGTAGATAAGGGATTTGAAAGTATTGGTATTACCAGTACAAATGTATTTGGAACTCCAAGAATGGTAGCATCAAGAATTAATGAAACCACATATTTGAATTCTACAAACTTTGTTGGAAACAGATCTTTCACTTTAGAATTAAACTTGGATACATCAGATACAAATGTTTCTCCTTTAATCAATTTAACTCAAAATTTTGTAACTGGCTCAACTTATTTCATTAATCAACCAGTTGGACTTTCATCCTATTCTTCAGATGGAAGAGTTAATTCAAATACAGATGACCCACATTCATTTGTTCATGTTACAAATAGAGTTAATTTAGAACAAAGCGCAAATTCACTTCAAGTTCTGTTCTCTTCTTATAGAAACTCTTCATCCGATATCAGAGTTCTTTATAAGATTTTTACAAATGATGTTCCTGATGATGAGCAAATTTGGAGACTTTTCCCTGGATATGATAATTTGGATGTAAATGGAAAAGTAATTAATCCAAATAATAATAGTGGAAGGCCCGATTTAAATGTAAGAAGCAGTTTAAATAATGAATACCTGGACTATAGATTTAGTGTAGATGATTTGCCGGGATTTACTGGATTCCAAATTAAAATTGTTGGAACAAGTACAAATCAAGCATATTCACCATTAATTAAAGAGTTAAGAGTTATAGCAGTAAAATAATGAGTCAATATGCTAAAGTTGAAGGTCATCCAAATCTTTTGAGAGATTTGAAGACAAACGCAATTATTAATACAGACATAGTTTCTTTAGATCATTATACTATAGCAAAAAGGAAAAAGGAAGAAGAGGTGAAAAGAATTGATAATCTTGAAAATGAATTGTCAGAATTAAAATCTTCTATCGATGAAATTAAACAACTATTAAAGGCATTTAAAAATGAATCATGAAGAATTGCAATTAGAAGATGTTTCAAAACTTTTTGAATTTGAAAAAATTTCAAGAGAATTGGACACTTGTACAAACGTTGACCTAATGAGAAATATTTGCAAGTGCTATGTAAAACTTTATATGAAACAACAGGAATCTATATCTTGTTTGAAGTTTGATAATCTAAATAGTTAAAAAATAGAAGCATAATGGCAAAACCAGCATCAAGACAAGAACTTATTGATTATGCTTTAAGGCAACTTGGTGCTCCAGTTCTGGAAATTAACGTTTCAGAAGAGCAAATAGATGATAGGTTAGATGATGCTCTTCAATATTTTAATGAGAGACATTTTGACGGTGTTGAAAAAATGTTTCTCAAATATAAATTCACACAAGATGATATTGATAGAGGAAGGTCAAAGGGTGGCGGTAAAAATGTGGGAATTGTGACCACAAGTGTCACTTCAGGGTCCAGAACTGCTAACTGGGAAGAAAATTCAAATTACATTCCAATTCCAGATACTATTATTGGTGTAGAAAGGGTTTTTAAACTTGATAATAGAACAATTACATCAAACCTATTTAATGTCAATTATCAACTATTCTTAAATGATATTTACTGGTTTAGTTCTACTGAACTTGTAAATTACTATGTAACCAAAAGATATCTTGAAGATATTGATTGGATTGTAAATCCACAAAGACAGATTAGATTCAATAAGAGGCAAAATAGATTATATATTGATATGAGTTGGGATACTATTGTTGAAGGAAATTATTTAATTATGGAGTGTTATAGAATTTTAGACCCATCTGATTATACTAAAGTTTATAATGACTACTTCTTAAAACTTTATTTTACTGCTTCCCTTAAAAAACAGTGGGGTCAAAATTTAATTAAGTTCCAAGGAGTTAAACTTCCTGGAGGAATTGAATTGAATGGAAGACAAATTTATGATGATGCTGTGAAAGAATTAGAAGATATTAGAGCAAGAATGATAAGTGAGTTTGAAACTGCTCCATTTGACCTTATAGGATAAAATGTTAAATCCATTTTTTATACAAGGGACTACTGGTGAACAAGGTCTTGTTCAAGATTTAATTAATGAGCAATTGAAAATGTATGGCATAGAAGTTTATTATATGCCTAGAGAATTTGTTTCGGAAGGAAAGGTTATTAAAGAAGTTTTATATTCAAAGTTTACACATGCATTTCCAATTGAAGCTTATTTGGTAAATTATGAAGGGTTTGACCCTAATAGCATTTTGATGAGTAAATTTGGAGTTAGAATTACTGATGAAATGACTTTAGTAATTTCAAAGGAACGTTTTGAAACTTATATTGGTGAGTTGATGAAGGGAATTAATTTGGTTAAAAATACCTCAAGACCTAATGAGGGAGATTTGCTTTATATTCCATTAAGCGATAGTTTTATGGAAATTAAGTATGTTGAAAATAGAAAACCATTTTATCAACTTCAGAAAAACTATGTTTATGAATTGAGATGTGAAGTTTATGAAATTGAAGATGAAGAAATTAAAACATCAGTTGATGCTATTGATAGTTCCATTAAAGATATTGGGTATGAATCTACTTTAATTCTTTCTGGTATTGGAGTTACTGCAACAGCAACAACAACTTTAGTCACAGGAGGGGTTCAATATATTGAAATGATAAATGGAGGATACAGGTACTCTTCAACTCCAACTATTAATATATCATCACCAATTTCTGGCACTAAAGCAACTGCTGTAGGAATTCTTACAAATAAAACTGGTCTTTTATCTTCAAAGAGTATAAAGGAAATATACATTACAAATCCAGGTTCAGGATATAATTACAATAATCCCCCAATTGTTCAATTTTTTGGAGGTAATGGATATGGTGCAGAAGCTAGAGTTGGAATTGCAACCTCTGGAAGTATTGGCCCTGTAGTATTATCAAATCCTGGTCAAGGGTATGTAGTAGAGCCAACAGTAACTATTTCTGGTCCTGTTGGAGGGGGAATTACAGCAATAGCAAAAGCATTTTTAAATAACAGTGGAGGAATTTCTACTGTTAGGATTATTAATGCTGGATATGGGTACACTCAAGCACCAACAATTACTATTTCAGCAGGAAGTACAACATCAACAGGAAACTTCATATTTAATGAAACTGTAACAGGTTCTATTTCAGGTGCTTCTGGACTTGTAAAAAATTGGGATTCTGAAACAAGAGAACTTAAAGTTACTGGAGTTGGAACTGACTTTATTGTAGGAGATGTAATTGTTGGAACAGCATCAAGTGCTATGTATTTGGTATCAGTATCTGGAGATTTTGAAACCACTTCTGCTTATGATGATGCTGAAAGTATTGAAGAAGAGGCAGATAATATTTTAGAGTTTGATGAAATTAATCCCTTTGGAGAAGTTTGAGATAAATACAAAATAAAGGAAAATTAAAAAATGTTTGGGAATTACTTTTATCATAAATCAATTCAAAAAACTGTAACTGCATTTGGAACTTTATTTAATAATATTCAAATTAGAAAGTATGATGAAAATGGAGACCCTTTATCAGTATTAAAGGTTCCTATTGCTTATGGTCCAATTCAAAAGTTTTTAGCAAGAATTGAGCAGAATCCTGGTGGAGACAGAAAGGTTGCATTAACTCTTCCAAGAATTTCTTTTGAAATGACATCAATTGATTATGATTCCCAAAGAAAAACTTCAGTAATTCAGTCATTTAGTGCTCCAAGAACTGATGGAAGTGGTGCTGCTAAAGTTTATTCCCCAACACCATACAATATTGGATTTGAATTAAATATTATGAGCAAGTTGCAAGATGATGCTCTACAAATAGTAGAACAAATTTTACCATTTTTTCAACCATCATTTAATGTATCCATTAAATTAATTCCAGAAATTGACGAAGTTAGAGATATTCCTTTTGTCTTAAATAGAGTTGGATTTAGAGATGATTATGAAGGAGATTATTCTACAAGAAGAATTTTAATTTATACTTTAAGTTTTACTGCAAAAACTTATCTATTCAGTGAAATTCCTTCTGATAGTCAAGGACTTATTAAAAAAGTTCAAGTTGATTATGCTACAGATGCTCTAGTAAATGCTAGAAGAGAAGTTAGATATACAGCAACTCCAAAAGCACTTCAAGATTATAATAATGATACTGTGATTAATTCTTCAGATGATCCTCTTATTCCATTTGGCGATGACTTTGGATTTAATGAAGAAGTTGTAGATTACCAAGATTTTAGAGAGTATAGTGCTTCTCAAGGAACTGATGTTTGATATATAGTTTATGAAGAACAAGTTTTCCAAGATAGAACAATCCTTAGATATAGAGACAACGATTGTCCCTATATCTAAAGAGATTGTTGAAACTCCTGATGATCCTCAAAAGGATTATGAATATAGTAGAGCACAGTTATATAAATTAGTAGAAAAAGGACACGAAGCAGTATCTGGAATATTAGAGATTGCTCAAGAGTCAGGTCATCCAAGAGCATTTGAAGTTGCAGGTCAATTAATTAAATCTGTTGGAGATGTTACAGACAAATTAATTGATCTTCAAAAGAAAATGAAAGACCTTGAAGCACCTACTAAAAATGGACCAACTACAGTTAATAACTCACTTTTTGTTGGTTCCACAGCAGAACTTTCAAAACTTATAAAACAAGGTCTGATAAATAGTGCAGAAGAATAATCATCTGGAATGAGAGATCCAAAGGGACCTGTAAAACCATACAAATCACCACAAGAAATTTCTACACAACATAAAGTTCCTTTAGCAACTGTTATGAAGCAGGTGAAAATGGGAACCAAAGTAGAAGGGGAACATACCACAAGCAAAAGTGGTGCCAGAATTACTGCATTACAACATGTAGATGAACTTCCAGATTATTATACAAGATTAAAAAAAGTAGAAAAGAAAACTACAAAGGAAGAAATGGAAATGCCTCAAATGGTCTCTAATCAACAAAGATATTGTCCAAAGTGCAAGAAATGTGAAACTTCTTCTGAGTGCAAATATGGAGAAAACTATTGGAAGATGTTTTCAATCCCAATGAACTTAGCACCACAAAAGTTTAGTATTGCAACAGTACATCCAGGAAACATGCCAGAAGAAACTGCTGTTGCACATAAACCTGCAACACCTGCAGAAAAGATAAGAATCAAAAAAATGCAAGAACTTGAAAGATTGATGAAAGCAGCAAAAGGACCAAGACATCAATCTGATGTTACAAAAAATGAAGAGTATGAACTTGATGAAGATCATAAAGAAATTGCTTCAGGAAAGAAGAAAGATGAAGAAGGGTATATGGCAAATATTGAAATGGATAAGATTGAAAAGTCTGTTGAGATTTTAAGAAAGATTATCAAAAGTCCAAATCAACAACTTCCTGCATGGGTTCAGTCAAAGATTACCAGAGCAGCAGATTTTATTGATACTGCAGCAGACTATCTTTCCAGTGATGAAGAAGTTTCTGAGGCATGTTGGGTAGGATACAAACAGGTTGGAATGAAGAAAAAAGGAAAGAAAATGGTTCCAAATTGTGTTCCTGCAAATGAAGATACTTGTTTAACTTTTTCAGAGTTTATGCAGATTGCAGAAGTTGCTGCTTGGCAAAGGAAAGAAGGTAAGAATAGAGAGGGTGGATTGAATGAGAAGGGAAGAAAATCTTATGAAAGGGAAAATCCTGGAAGTGATTTAAAAGCACCTTCAAAGAAAGTAGGAAATCCTCGTAGAGCATCATTTTGTGCACGTATGTCCGGGATGAAGAAAAAACTAACTTCTTCAAAAACTGCTAATGATCCAAATAGCAGAATTAACAAATCTCTTAGAGCTTGGAACTGTTAAAATGAAAAGTTACAAAGAATTTATTTCAGAAAGCATTAATATTCAGGGGGATTTTAATGGAACCCTAAATATTGGAGCACAACCAACTCCTCAACAAGTTGGAGAAGAATTTTCTGTAGATTTTGTTTGGCAAGGAAGTATCTACAGAATTGATATGATTTCTGAGAGTGGAATTCCTTCAAAACAACATCTTACAACTCATCTTCAGAATGAATACCCTGGAGCAATTATTCACAACATTTATCCAGGTCTTCAAAAAGTTGAAAACGTAACACAAGTAAAAAGATATCATCCAGCAAAATTAGAATGGATTTGATTTATGGCTATTTGGAATATAACTACACAAGATTATTTAAATCAAGAGAGATCTTTATTTGAAGTTTTTGGTGCAGCAACAAAAGATGGAAAAATTGTAGATGATTACAATAGATTTCCAGTAAGTGTAAATCCAGATGCTTTTGGTAGAACAAGAGTATCAAATCCACTTACACTATTTGATTCATCTCACAGATATAGAGACAATAATCTTTGGGAGAGTTTGATTGTAGGGACTGGTTCTACTGTTGGTTTTGTAACAACTCAAGGATTAATTAATATTGGTATTGGAACTACAAGTGGTGATTCGGTTATTAGAGAAACCACCAAAACATTCTCATATCAACCAGGCAAATCTTTGCTTGTATTAAATACTTTTATTCCAGCAACACCAAAAACAAACTTAAGACAAAGAGTTGGTTATTTTGGTGCTGATAATGGAATGTATTTTGAAATCAACAATACTACTCCATATTTTGTGGAAAGAAGTTTATCTACAGGAACTGAAAATGCAGTTGCACAAAATAATTGGAATATTGATAAATTAGATGGAACAGGAATTTCTGGTATCACATTAGATATTAGCAAAGCACAAATTCTTTGGATGGATATTGAGTGGTTAGGTCTTGGGACAGTAAGAATGGGATTTGTAATTAATGGAAAATTTATTCATGCACACTCATTCCATCACTCAAACTTAATTCAATCAACTTATATTACAACAGCATCTCTTCCTTTGAGATATGAGATTGCTAACACTGGAATTACAACTAGTGCAAGCACTCTCAAACAAATTTGTTCTAGTGTAATTTCTGAAGGTGGTTATGAATTGAGGGGATTGCAGCAGGCAGCAAATACTCCAATTACATCACCAGTAGATTTACCAACTCCTGCTGGAACTTATTATCCTGTCATTTCCATTCGCTTGAAATCTTCTCCAAATAGATTAGATGCAATTGTAATTTTGACTGCTCTTTCATTAATGGGCACTGGAAATGGTCCACAATACAATTGGCAGATGAGAGCATCAGCAACTACTAGTGGGGGAACTTGGGTCAGTGCTGGTGTAGATAGTGCTGTAGAATACAAAATTGATGGAGGAACTGTAAGTGGTGGAAGAATTTTAGCATCTGGTTTCTTCACATCATCAAATCAATCTTCTTCATCAGTTGATATTCTCAAAGAGGCATTATTTAAGTTTCAGTTGGAACGAAATGGATTGACTGGAACTCCTTATGAATTAACTCTTGTATGTGCATCTGATACTGCTGGTGCCGATGTTTTTGCATCATTAGATTGGGAAGAGATTAGTAGGTAATTTTTATGGCAGGTGACATTTATCTTGGTAATCCTCTTTTAAAAAAAGCAAATACTCCAATTGAATTTACTGAAGATCAAATCTTAGAATTTATAAAATGTAAAAATGATCCAGTATACTTTGCAAAAAATTATATTAAAATCGTTACTTTGGATCACGGTTTACAACAGTTTAAACCATATCATTTCCAAGAAAAATTAATTAGCAATTTCCACAATCATAGATTTAACATTTGTAAGATGCCTCGTCAGACAGGTAAATCTACAACTGTGGTATCTTATCTTTTACACTATGCAATTTTTAATGATAATGTAAATATTGCAATTCTTGCCAACAAAGCTTCTACTGCAAGAGACTTGCTTCAAAGATTGCAAACTGCTTATGAAAACCTTCCAAAATGGTTACAACAGGGGATCATAGCTTGGAACAGAGGATCTATGGAACTGGAGAATGGTTCCAAGATTCTTGCTGCTTCTACATCAGCATCAGCAGTTAGAGGTGGATCCTACAACATCATCTTTTTGGATGAGTTTGCATTCGTTCAAAATCACCTTGCTGACGATTTCTTTGCATCTGTATATCCTACCATTTCTTCTGGACAGTCTACAAAGGTTATTATTGTTTCTACCCCTCATGGTATGAATCATTTTTATCGCCTTTGGCATGATGCAGAAAGGGGTAAGAATGAATATGTTCCCACAGAAGTTCACTGGTCAGAAGTTCCAGGAAGAGATGATAAATGGAAAGCACAGACTATTGCAAACACATCTGAGCAGCAGTTTAAGATTGAGTTTGAATGCGAATTCTTAGGGTCAGTTGATACTTTAATTGCACCAAGTAAACTCAAAAGTTTAGTATATGATAGTCCAGTTAAAAGAAATAAAGGTTTAGATGTTTATGAAGATGCCAAATCTGATAAAGATTATTTAATTACTGTCGATGTTGCAAGAGGAGTTGGGAGTGATTACTCTGCATTTGTGGTATTTGATATCACGTCCTTTCCACATAAGATTGTAGCAAAATATAGAAATAATGAAATCAAACCTATGCTTTTTCCTAATATCATTTTTGATGTTGCAAAAGCATATAATAGTGCTTTTATTTTATGTGAAGTAAATGATGTTGGAGATCAAGTAGCAGCTATCATTCAATATGATCTTGAGTATCAAAATCTTCTAATGTGTTCTATGAGAGGTCGTGCAGGTCAAATTGTTGGACAAGGTTTCTCTGGAAAGAAAACTCAACTTGGATTAAAGATGTCCAAAACAGTTAAAAAAGTTGGGTGCCTTAATCTCAAAACTATGATTGAGGAGGATAAACTTATTTTTAATGATTATGAAATTATTAGTGAACTTACAACATTTATTCAAAAACACAATTCATTTGAAGCAGAAGAGGGATGTAATGATGACCTTGCCATGTGTCTGGTCATCTATGCATGGTTAGTAGCACAAGATTATTTTAAAGAACTGACAGAACAGGATGTCAGGAAAAGATTATATGAAGAACAAAAAAATCAAATTGAACAAGATATGGCTCCTTTTGGATTTATGATGACAGGATTGGAGGAAAAAACTGAAGTTGATGTTGATGGAGACGTTTGGCATGTTGATGAATATGGAGATAGGTCTCATGAGTTTTCTTATATGTGGGAGTATAGGTAAAAGGAGAAATTTATAAATACTTGTAGAGCAAAATGAAGCATTTAGAGGAGTCAAAATGGCGTTAGGCTTAGCATCTCCAGGTATTAAAGTTAGAGAAGTTGATTTAACAAGGGGTGGGGTCACAAATACAACATCTTTATCTGCAGGAATTGCAGCACCTTTTGCAAAGGGTCCTGTCAATCAAGCAGTAACTATTACTAATGAAAATGAATTAGTAAATGTTTTTGGCAAACCTTCCAAAAACAACTATCACTACGAATATTGGTATTCAGCATCAAACTTTCTTTCTTATGGTGGAAGTTTAAAAGTTGTTAGATGTGGGGGAAACAGTCTTCAAAATTCTAATGCTGGAGTTGGTGTTGCATCAACTGCAGTCAATATTGAAAACTATGATGATTATCAAGAAAATGGTTTAACTTCTGCTTATTGGGCAGCAAAGAATCCAGGGTATTGGGCAGAGGGACTTAAAGTTTGTGTGATTGATAACTTTGCAGACCAAACTTTATCTGGAATTAGTACTACAGGTGCTGTTGTTGGATATGGAGTATCTCAAGCACTATCTGGAGTAGTTCCTGGTGTTGGGACAACTTCAGTTGCATCAGGTTATTTAAGAGGAATTATTACAGGAATTGGCGCATCAACTCTTTATGTCAAAGTTACATCACAAGAGTATACTGAAAATGGAGTTTATGCATTTAGAGCATCCTCCAATGTGATTGTATATAACTCTTCTAGTGTTGCAGTTTCTACAGTTTCTCCTTCATCAGTTCAAGATTGGTACAACTCACAAAATCTTTTAGATACTGCAAATGGTGATTATACCACCATTTCTTGGAGAAGCGTTGCTCCAAAACCAAGAACAAATAGTTATGTAACAGAAAGAGGTGGTTCAAATGATGCCATGCACGTTGTTGTGGTAGACAGCAAAAAAGTAAGTAATGTATCAGGAAATCCACAAACTCTTCTTGAAAAGTTTTTAAATCTCTCAAAAGCAACTGATACTAATATTTCTCCATCACAGAATGTATATTACAAGGATTATATTGCACTGAATTCAAATTACATTTATGCTGGAGCATCTATTGGAGATGAAGATGATGCAGTCTGGGGAGTAACTCCAGTATCAGTCAAATTTACTTCAGGGTTCTCTGCACAAAGCACAACTGATGGTGCTTGGGATGTAGTTGCTGAAGGAACTCATTTCAATTCAGTTGGAAATGTTTCTTATGATTTAACTGGAGGAGCAGATTATGATGGTGGAAATGGTGGATTCTCTGCATCACTAACCAACTTTACTGATGCTTATGACAAACTTGCAAATGAAACTGAAGTTCCACTCAACTTCTTACTTCAAGGAGGAACTTCATTAGGTAAAGAAGAGGAACAAGCAAAGGCAAATTATTTGATTTCTATCGCAGAATCAAGAAAAGATTGTTTAGCATTTATTTCTCCATATAGAACTGGAGTTGTAAATGTAACTCCAGCAGCAACACAACTTTCAAATGTCCTTTCATTCTTTAGTCCACTGACTTCTTCATCATATGCAGTATTTGATAGTGGATATCAATATGTTTATGACAGATTTAATCAACAATTTGTTTATATGCCATGTTCAGCAGATGTTGCTGGACTCTGTGTAAGAACTGATATTGAACAGTTCCCTTGGTATTCTCCTGCTGGAAATACCAGAGGTTCTCTGAAGTTTGCTATCAAACTTGCATACAATCCAGATCAGAATGCAAGAGATCAACTGTATTCTCAGAGAATTAATCCAATCATTTCATCTCCTGGTTCAGGAATCATTCTGTTTGGTGATAAGACTGCACTTTCTTATGTCTCAGCATTTGATAGAATTAATGTCAGAAGGCTGTTCATCACAATTGAACAAGCAATTAAGGGTGCAGCAAATGCTCAACTCTTTGAATTTAATGATTCAACTACAAGAGCAAACTTTATCAACATCGTTGAACCATACTTGAGAGATGTTCAAATCAAGAGAGGAATTACTGACTTCCTCTTAGTTTGTGATGAAACTAACAACACCCCTGATGTAATTGACAGAAATGAATTTATTGCTGACATTTATGTGAAACCTGCAAGGTCCATCAACTTTATTGGACTGACCTTTGTTGCTACAAGAACTGGGGTTTCATTTGAAACAATCGTAGGTACAGTTTAATTTAATCAGGAGAAACAAAAATGGCTACTTTTCAACAAAGGACTATTGATGCCTTTAAAACTAAATTAAAGGGTGGTGGTTCTCGTAGTAACTTATTTGAAGTAAGTTTTGGGTCTCAATTGGGAGGACTTCCTGGAACTACTGCAACTTCTACAGGAGCAACCAATTCAGTATTTTCACAATTGGGTGTTACTTTTGAAGATGGTGATTTGATGTTAATCAAAGCAGCTGGTATGCCTGCATCAAATATTACAGAAATTCCAGTTCCATTTAGAGGAAGAACACTTAAAATTGCTGGAGATAGAACTTTTGACATCTGGACTATTACTGTTTTAAATGACACCGACTTCAAATGGAGAAGTTTCTTTGAGAGGTGGGTCAATTATATTGTTAAAACTTCTGATGGTTCTGGTACTATTAATCCATCAGAATATATGGCAGATATGAATGTAAGTCAACTTTCAAGAGGACCTGGAGTTGCTCCTAACGTAGCAAATCCAAATCAAATTGATGTTTTGAGAAAGTATGTAGTTAAAGGTGTATTCCCAACTGCTGTTTCTGCCATTGATCTTTCATACAATAATGAAAATGAAATTGAAGAGTTTACAGTAGATCTTCAAGTTCAATACTGGGAAGCATATACTGGAACCAACTCTTCAGATATCGTCTAAATACTTCTACAGTTTAAATTTATACTATGCCAAAACTTTTTGGATTTTCTATTGAAGACGAGAAAAAATTACCTAAAGGTGCTATATCCCCTGTCCCCGAAAATAACGAGGACGGGGTTGATTATTATATCACCAGTGGTTTTTATGGACAATATGTAGATATTGAAGGTGTATTCAGAAATGAATATGACCTGATTAGAAGATATCGTGAAATGTCTTTACATCCAGAGTGTGATAATGCTATTGAAAATATTGTAAATGAAGCTATTATTAGTGACTTAAATGATTCTCCTATTGAAATTGAACTAAGTAATATTAATGCCAGTGATGGACTTAAAAAGATTATCAGAGAAGAATTTAAATATATTAAAGATATGATGGACTTTGATAAAAAGTCCCATGAAATTTTTAGAAATTGGTATGTAGATGGACGTCTTTTATATCATAAAGTTATTGATTTAAAACATCCAGAAGAAGGAATTAAAGATATTAGATATATGGACCCCCTCAAAGTTAAATTTATGAGGGTTGAGAGAAAGACTGGACAAGAACTTGGTAAAGCTTATATTACAGATGCAAGAGATAGAGATGCATTTGTAGAACCTCAAATTGACGAATATTTTATGTATTATCCAGATTCCAGCATTCAAAAATATGCTGCAACTGGAAAGGGAATTCAGATTGCAAAGGATGCTATGACTTTTGTAACTTCTGGACTTGTAGATAGAAATAGAAAACTTACATTATCATATCTCCATAAAGCAATTAAAGCTCTTAATCAACTAAGAATGATTGAAGATGCTTTAGTCATTTACAGACTTTCACGTGCTCCAGAACGTAGAATTTTCTATATTGATGTTGGAAATCTTCCTAAGGTAAAGGCAGAGCAATACCTTAGAGACGTAATGAACAGATATAGAAATAAACTTGTCTATGATGCAAATACTGGTGAAATGCGTGATGACAAGAGATTTATGAGTATGATGGAAGATTTTTGGCTTCCAAGAAGAGAAGGTGGTAGAGGAACTGAAATCACAACTCTTCCTGGTGGACAAAATCTTGGTGAATTAACTGATGTTCATTATTTTCAAAAGAAACTTTTTAGAGCATTAAATGTTCCAGAATCAAGAACTGCTTCTGATGGAGGATTTAATCTTGGGCGTTCATCTGAAATCTTAAGAGATGAATTAATGTTTGGTAAGTTTATTGGAAGATTGAGAAAAAGATTCTGCAATCTTTTCCATGATATGTTAAAGACACAATTACTTCTTAAAAATATTGTAACACCAGAAGATTGGGAAAAGTTAAGCGATCATATTCAGTATGATTATCTTTATGATAGTCACTTTGCAGAACTTAAAGAAACTGAATTGATGAATGAAAGATTGAATCTTGCTGCAGCAGTTCAACCTTATATTGGAACATATTACTCAAAAGATTATGTAAGAAGAAGAATTCTGAGACAAACTGATCAAGAAATTGTTGATCAGGATAAACTGATTAAGAAAGAAATTTCTCAAGGGCAGTATGCAGATCCACTTGAAAACCCTCCAATGGGACCAAATGGTTCTCCAATTCTTCCCATTTCTGCAGATCAACAAATGCAAATGTTGGGTCAAATTCCTATGGAACCTGGATTAGACTCTCAAGGAGCAGCAACTCAAGTTAATACCAAAGGCGCAGAAATATAAATACTTTTATAAACTTTGAGGTTTTTATGGAATCTAATGAAGATTTACTTGATATTTTGATGACTGATAATTCTGCAGAAAGAGCTTCTGACAAAATTAAAGAAATTCTTTATACCAAATCTGCAGAAAAAATCAACTCATATAGGCCTGTGGTTGCACAAGCGATGTTTGGTAATGCTCAATCAGATACAGAGGAATAATGCAAAGAACTAAAATTATAGCAACTCAAGAAAATCTTGGAACATCTGCTGGAGCTGCTACCAGTATTTCTTATGCAACTGTAGTCAGATTGTATAACAATACTTCTGGAATTGTTACTGTTGGAATTGCAGAATCAGTTGGAGCAGCATCTACTTCATATTTTGCTATGCCTGCAAGTTCAGTTGAATTTGTTGAAAAAGTAGCATCTCAAGTTATTTGGGCTACTTCTGCTATCCCAGCCAATAAAGTAGGATTTACCAATTAAAGAAATGAAACTCATCACAGAAGAGATCGAATCTATCGAAATTATTACTGAAGAATCTGAAGGGAAAAAAACTCTGTATATTACAGGGCCATTCCTTCAAGCTGAAGTAACAAATAGAAATGGAAGATGTTATCCATTTTCTATTTTAGAGCGTGAAGTTAAAAGGTATAATGATACCTTTATTAAAAATGGTCGTGCTCTTGGTGAACTTGGACATCCAGATGGACCTAGTGTAAATTTGGATAGAGTTTCTCATATGATTACATCTCTTCATTCAGAAGGTAATACTTTTGTAGGTAAAGCAAAAGTACTTGATACTCCAATGGGAAATATTGCTAAATCTCTTCTTGATGAAGGAGTCATGTTAGGGGTTTCTTCAAGAGGAGTTGGTTCTCTGATTGAAAAAAATGGCGTCAAATATGTCAGTGATGACTTTATGTTAGCAACTGCTGCTGATATTGTTGCAGATCCTTCTGCTCCTGATGCATTTGTTCAGGGAATTATGGAAGGCAAAGAATGGGTGTGGGAAGGTGGAATCTTAAAAGAAAAAGCAGCAGAAACTGCTAAAAGACAAGTTGAATATTATTCAAGAAATAGAAAATTAAGTGAACAAAAGAAACTTAAACTTCTTAATGACTATCTCTTAAATCTGTAATTTATAAATAAATATAGAATAAAATAAAGAATTTATTCGGAGAATACAAATGAGTGCCGGTAACAACTTACAAGAAATGGAAGTATCTACTAAAAAATCAGTCACCGCTGTAAACAAAGGTGCAAGACCCGCAGAAGGAATGCCAAAGTTAGCAGCAGGTTCTGTTGCTGGGCAGTCAGGTTCTTGGGAAGATTTAGGTGGTCCTACACCAACTGGAGAGAATCATCCTCTTGGAGATTCTAACAAAATCAAAACTCCAGGAGCTACACTTAAGCAAGTTAAGGATGTAGTCACCAAACATGCTAAAGGTGCAGATCCTATGCCAGCTAAAATTGTTGGTAAACAAGCTAGCTATGGTGAGGATGTTGAATATGATGAGTCTCTGGTAGAAGAAGCAGAGGAAGATGAAGAGGGTGATGAAGAGGGTGATGAAGAAGAAAGTGGAAAGAAAAAGGGTAAGAAGAAGATGGAAGAAGCTAAGAAGCATAAGAAAGAAAAAGAAGGTGATGAAGAGGATGACGAAGAAGATGATGAGGAAGATGATGAGGAAGATCAATATGAAGAGTTTAATCTTGACTTTACTGAAGATGTAAATGCTTTAGTTGGTCAAGAGGAACTTTCAGAAGATTTCAAAGGTAAGGCATCACTTATTTTTGAAACTGCTGTAAGAACCAAGATTGCAGAAATTAAAGAATCACTGGAATCAAAGTACAATAAAGCTTTAGTTGAAGAAGTTGCTGCAATCAAAGAAGAATTAACTCAAAGAGTTGATTCATATCTTGAGTATGTTGCTGAAGAGTGGATTGATGAAAATGCTCTTCAGATTGAGAATGGTCTGAAAGGAGAACTTTCAGAATCATTCATGAGTGGCCTCAAGTCACTTTTTGAAGATCATTATGTAGAAATCCCTGAAGATAGATATGATGTATTAGAAAATATGGTTATGAGAATAGATGAAATGGAAGAAAAACTCAACGAACAAATCGAAAGAAATGTTCAACTTAATCAAAGACTTAGCGAAGCTGTAAGTGACACTATTTTTAATGAAGTTACTGAAGGGTTAGCTTTAACTCAGAAGGAAAAACTTGCAGGTCTTGCTGAAAGTGTTGAGTTTGATAGTGAAGAAAATTATCGTGAGAAGTTGGAGTCTCTGAAGGAATCATATTTCCCAAGAGTTATTGGTACTTCAAGAGATGAGATGCTGACTGAAGAAGCTGTTGAGGATTTTGGACCTCAGATGAATGCTTACCTCAGAGCAATTTCCAAATACTCTAAGTGAAAACAAACTTAATTATAAATAATTTCAGTTAAAAACAACACATTTAACAAGACAAACAAGGAGAAAAGCAAATGTTCCTTTCAGAACAATTGCAGAAGAAGTGGGAACCACTCTTAGAGGCAGAAGGTCTTGATAAGATTTCTGACCCTTATAGAAAAGCTGTTACCGCTGTTCTGCTCGAAAACCAAGAAAGATTTTTAAAAGAGGAAAGAGGTTTCCTGACTGAAACCCCTGGTGGTTCATATGCCAGCTATAATGGTGCTGGTGGTGCTGCTGGTTTTGGTGGTGGTTATGGTGCTTCTGGAAACCCAGCTGCAGGTCCTGTAGCAGGTTTTGATCCAGTTCTGATCTCACTGATCAGACGCTCCATGCCTAATCTGGTTGCATATGATCTTGCTGGTGTTCAACCAATGAGTGGTCCTACTGGACTCATCTTTGCAATGAGAAGCAGATATGTAGATCAGCAAGGTAATGAAACCTTCTTCGATGAAGTTGATACTGCATACTCTGGACAAGATAGTGGATATAACACTACTACTGGTGATTACACTGGTGGTTCAGATGATGGTGCATCTGTAGGTTTTGGTACTACTGGTTTCCAAGGCAAAGGTGCTCTTGCAGCTCAGAAGACTGATTATGGTTTCAACCCTGCAGACCTGAATGCTTCAGGTGCATCTGGTAGAGAATATAGAGTTGGACAAGGTATGTCCACCTATGATGCAGAAAATCTGGGTGCTGGTGATGGTGATCAGTTCAACCAGATGGCATTCAGTATTGAGAAACTCTCAGTTACTGCAAAGTCAAGAGCACTCAAGGCTGAATACACTCTGGAACTTGCTCAAGACCTCAAGGCTATTCATGGTCTTGATGCTGAAGCAGAACTGGCAAACATTCTGTCTTCAGAAATTCTTGCTGAAATCAACAGAGAAGTCATCAGAACCATCTATAAAGTTGCTGAGCCTGGTGCTCAAGTCAATGTTGCTAATGCTGGTTACTTTGACCTTGATGTTGATTCAAATGGTAGATGGTCCGTTGAGAAGTTCAAGGGTCTCCTCTTCCAGATTGAAAGAGATGCAAATGCTATTGCATACAGAACAAGAAGAGGGAAGGGTAATACCATCCTCTGCTCATCTGATGTTGCTTCAGCACTGACCATGGCAGGTCTCCTGGATTACACCCCTGCTCTCCAGGCAAATCTTAATGTTGATGATACTGGCAATACTTTTGCTGGTGTTCTCAATGGCAAGTTCAAGGTCTATATTGACCCATATTCTGCAAACCTTGCTGCAACTCAGTACTATGTTGTAGGTTACAAGGGAACCAATCCTTATGATGCTGGTCTGTTCTACTGCCCATATGTACCTCTCCAGATGGTACGTGCTGTTGGTCAGGACACCTTCCAGCCTAAGATTGGCTTCAAGACCAGATATGGTATGGTTGCCAACCCATTTGCAAATGGTCTTACCCAAGATCTGGGTGCCATCAAGGCAGGTGCAAACAGATACTACAGAAGAGTTGCTATCAAGAACCTCATGTGAGTTCTGTTTCATATCTTCAGGAGGTCCCAAAAGGACCTCCTTTTTTATTGGGATAAATAGTTCAAAAAATGTCTGCAAACTATTTGAGTAATCAACCATCTAATAGAAATCTTTTATCACCAGTAGGATTTAAGTTTTCATTAGAGCAAGCACCAAAGGTAGATTTTTTTTCTAACTATTCTGGCATTCCTGCAATCACTTTAGGTTCAGCACTTCAAACTCGTTATGGTAAAAATATTGATATTCCTGGAGATAAAATGAACTTTGAAGATTTTCGTCTACGTTTTCTTGTAGATGAAAATATGGAAAACTATATGGAAATTTGGAGTTGGATGACTGGTTTAGGATTTCCATATAGTTTGGAGCAATATGCAGATTTAAGAGATTCAGAAGATACACCAACTGCTCCAAAATTAGATAATAGAGATTTTTATGAAAGGTCTGATGGAACTCTTAGTATATTAAACAGCAATTTTAATGTTCAATCTCAAGTCATTTTTACAGGTTTATATCCAACTTATCTTTCTGCATTAGATTTTGATGCAACTTTAGAAGACATTAGATACTTTACTGCAGAAGTCACTTTCAAATATACTTATTATAGAATTATAACTGACCTATGATTTCTCTTGATGATATTCAGTTGATGTGGAAAAAAGATTCTGAAATCAATATTGATGATTTGCATAACGAATCTTTGAAAATTCCATCTCTTCATGCAAAATACTATGAATTATACAACACCTATTCATTACTAAGAAAAAAGGCAGAGACTCAATATAAACAAAAAAAGTTAGAACGATATAACTACTACTCTGGAAAATCTACTCCAGAAGTTTATAAAGAAGATCCCTTTCCTTATAAAGTTAGAGATAAGGAAGGTATGCAAAAACATATTGATGCTGATGTAAAATTATCAGAAATCTTTATGAAAATTGAATATTATGATACAATATTAAAATACTTAGAAGAAATCATTAAAATGATTTCAGGTAGAACATATCAAATTAAAAACTCAATTGATTTTTTGAGATTCCAATCTGGAATGTAATATGTCTGATTTAATTATATCAAAGAAGAATGAGATCTATTTAAAAATACAAGCAGAACCTCATATTTACTATGAGTTATCTGACCAATTTACATTTGATATACCTGGGGCAAAATTCATGCCTCAGTATAGAAGTAGACATTGGGATGGAAAGATTCGTCTATTTAATACTCAAACTGGAGAAGTTTATATTGGATTATTAGATAAGATTATTTCATTCTGTGAAAATCATAATTATACTTTTGAGTTTGAAGAAAACAAATATTATGGTCTTCCTGGAGAAATGGATGAATCAATCTCTATGGAAGGTGTCAAAGATTATATGAAGAGCATCTGTTCTCATGAACCAAGAGATTATCAAATACAAGGTGTCCATGATGCATTAAAATATAAAAGAAAATTAATTCTTTCACCAACTGCCTCAGGCAAATCTTTGATGATTTATTCTATTGTTAGAAGATTTACTGAACTTGGAAAAAACATCCTTCTTATAGTTCCAACTACATCACTTGTAGAACAGATGTATAAGGACTTTGAAGACTATGGATGGAACTCAGAAGTTTATTGCCATAAAGTTTATGGTGGAAGTGAACGTGTATCAGAAAAACAAGTTACAATATCTACATGGCAGTCTATTTACAAATTAGATAAAACCTTCTTTAAAGATTTTGATGTTGTAATTGGTGATGAGGCTCATCAATTTAAATCAAAATCATTAGTATCCATTATGTCTAAAATGCATGATGCCAAATATAGATTTGGGTTTACTGGAACTCTTGATGGAAGTCAGACTCACAAATTGGTTCTTGAAGGGTTATTTGGACCAACATATAAACTCATCAAAACCGATGAATTAATTAAGAAAGGATATCTTTCAAAATTAAACATCAAAGTTCTTCTTCTCAAACATGAACCTCAGAAGTTTGAGACCTATGAAGATGAAGTTCAATATTTAATTTCACATTCTCAACGTAATAAGTTTATTAAAAATTTGACTTTAGATTTAAAAGGAAATACTTTAGTTCTTTTTAGTAGGGTTTCTACTCATGGTGAACCTTTATATGAACTCATAAATAGTGACAAAGGTGAAAATAGAAAAGTCTTTTTTATTCATGGTGGTGTGGACACTGAAGAAAGAGAATTAGTTAGAAAAATTACAGAGCAAGAAAGTAATGCAATTATAGTTGCATCTTATGGTACTTTTTCTACTGGTATCAACATCAAAAATCTTCACAACATCATTTTTGCTTCACCATCAAAATCAAGAATTAGAAATTTACAATCAATAGGAAGAGTTCTTAGAAAAAGTAAAGAAAAAGTCTCAGCTACACTTTATGATATTGCTGATGATATTACTTCCAATTCAAAAAGAAATTATACATTAAATCATTTAGTAGAAAGAATTAAAATCTATAATGAAGAAAACTTTAACTATGAAATTATAACTATTAACTTAAAAAAATAAATGGAACAAGAATTCTATGCATCAATTAAATTGGTATCTGGTGAAGAAATATTTGCATTGGTTTCATCTACAGAAGAAGATAATAGAACATTACTTCTTTTAGAAAATCCCATTATAATAGAACCAATTTTATCTAAAAATCAGAGCATCGTTAAATATAAAGTTAAACCTTGGATGATGATTCCTGATGATGACATTTATGTAATTGATATGAATAAAGTTATTACTATGACTGAAATTCACGATGAAACAATTATTAAAATGTATGAGAAGTTTAATAGAACCTCATCTCAAGTATCTTTAGATAAAAAGATGGGACTCATTTCAAAGGTAGACGAAGCTCGTAAGATGCTCGAAAAACTTTATAAACAGTAGCTACACCCTATCCTTCATCCTTAACAGAGTGATTCTAATCCTGTATAGATAACTTGTCAACTCTTTGAATAGAAGGTATAATATCAGTACCTACTATATCATGGAAACTTAACAATTAATGCAGATATTAATGCCAAGGGGAAAAAAGAAATCAGAGCACTATGTAAACAATAAAGAGTTCTATCAAGCTTTAGTTGAATATAATAAGTTAGTTGAAGAGGCAAAAGCAAAGGGACTTCCAAAACCAAGAATCAGTAATTATCTTGGGGACTGTTTTTTGCGTATTGCCAATCACTTAGCATATAAACCCAACTTTGTGAACTATATGTTCAAGGATGATATGATTTGTGATGGTATTGAAAACTGTGTTCAATATATTCATAACTTTGATACAACTAGAACTAATCCCTTTGCATACTTTACACAGATTGTTTATTATGCATTTTTAAGAAGAATTGCTAAAGAAAAGAAACAACTTGAAATCAAATCCAAGATTATTGAAAGGTCTGGATATGATGAAGTCTTCACATCAGAAGATGGTGATTATGCAGATATGAATACAATCAAAGATAATATCAACTATAGATTTTCATGAAAGTTGCCATTATTACTGATACTCACTTTAACTTTAAAAAAGGAAATAAAGTTTTTCATGAGTATTTTGAAAAGTTCTATAAACAAGTATTCTTTCCAACATTAAAAAAATATAAGATTGATACTGTCATCCATATGGGTGATATGTTTGACAATAGAAAGGCAACTGATTATTGGAGTATTGATTGGACTAAAAAAGTTATTTTAGAACCACTTAAGAAATATAATGTTCATGTGATTCTTGGGAATCATGACATTTTCTACAAAAATACAACTGAACTGAATAGTCCCATGTTGCTCTTAAATGATTATAAGAACATCAAGGTGTACGATAAACCAACTACGGTACAAGTTGGTGAACAGAATATTTTATTTGTACCTTGGATTACTCCAGAAGGTGAGCAGGAGACCCTACAAGCAGTTCAAAATACCTTGGCTAAGGTTTGTATGGGTCATCTTGAATTAAGTGGGTTCTATGTCAATAAAGGCACCTTTCAGCAACATGGAAGAGATAAATCACTTTTCAACAAATTTGAAAGAGTATTTTCAGGACACTATCACACTAGAAATGATGATGGTAAAATCTTTTACTTAGGAAATCCATATCAGTTGTACTGGACTGACTATAATGATAAAAGAGGATTTACAATCTTTGATACTGATACCTATGAAGTAATTAAGATTGATAATCCCTTTGAGATGTTTAAAATCTGCAAGTATGATGAAGATAAAATAGAAGATGATTTAACTTCTTATGAAGGTTGTATTGTTAAATTGATTGTAGAAAATAAAACAGATCAACATAAGTATGAAAAGTTTTTAGATAGACTCATTCAAGTTCATCCACATGAACTCAAAATCATAGAACACATTAAATTAAATTCTGATTTTGAGGCAGATGAAGTTGTTAAAAATGAAGATACACTGACTCTTTTGAAAAGGTATGTAGATGAATCTGAAATTAAGTTAAATAAAACTAGGATTAAAGATTTGATTCAATCCATTTATCAAGAGTCATTTCAGTTGCAATAATGTATATTTTAACTCTCAAAGATGAAGATGATGAAGGTGCATATGCTGTAGAAAATAAGCATGGCGAAAAAGTTCTCTATCTTTTTGAAGAGGAAGATGATGCAATTAGATATTGTAGTATGTTAGAAGAACTGGATTACCCAGAATTAGAAATTACAGAAATAAACCCTCAAGTAGCACTCATGGCATGTGATAACTTAAATTATCAATATGCTATAATTACTCCTAATGATATTGTGATTCCACCTGATTATGCTGATATTCAAGACTCTAAGATATAAGAATTTTTTAAGTTCAGGAAACCAATTTACAGAAATTGAATTAAACAAAGTCAAGTCCACTCTGATTGTTGGTAGTAATGGTGCAGGCAAGAGCACTATGTTAGATGCTCTTACTTTTGTACTGTTCAATAAACCATTCAGAAAGATTAGTAAATCACAATTAGTCAACACATCTAACGAAAAAGAATGTGTAGTTGAGATTGAATTTTCTATTGGAAAAAATAATTGGAAAATTGTAAGAGGAATCAAACCAGCAATCTTTGAGATCTATAAAGGAAAAACTTTATTAGATCAGGCATCATCATCCACAGACCAGCAAAAGTGGTTGGAACAGAATGTACTTAAGTTAAATTATAAATCATTTACACAGATTGTAGTTCTGGGTTCTTCCAACTTTGTTCCTTTTATGCAACTTTCTTCTCAACATAGAAGAGAAGTTGTAGAAGATTTGTTGGACATTAAAGTATTTTCATCTATGAATGATGTGGCAAAAGTTAAAATTAAGGAGTTGAAAGATGATATCAAAGAAACCAACTATAAGAAAGAAAATCGTGAAGATAAAATCCAATCTCAAAAAAGTTTTATTGAAGAGATTCAAAAAAGGAAAGGAAGGGATATCCAAAACAAAAAAATAAAAATACAAACTCTTGATGAGAGTGTAGATTTTTTAAATCAAGAAAATTTGAATTTGGAAAAAGAAGTTGAGGCTTGCAATATTACATTAAAAGAATTAGCATTCTCAGAAGAGAAACTTAGGAAACTTGAGAAACTAAGTATCAAGATTGAACAAAAAATTAGTTCAATTATTGAAGAACATAAATTCTTTAAGGGAAATAATATTTGCCCTACTTGCACACAAGAAATTAATGATGATTTTAGACTCAATAAAATTGAAGAGATTCAAACCAAAGCTAAAGAAATTAAAGGAGGACAACAAGAACTTGAACAATCTATTGAACAAGAGAAAAAAATTCAAAAGCAATTCATCAAACTTAGTAAAGATGTATTGGAACTGAACAATGGAATCACTCTTAACAATGTTAAAATTTCTCAATTTAGAAAGCAGATCAAAGAAATTGAATCAGAAATTCAAGACCTTACCTCAAAATCTCAAGATAGAGATACTGAAAATGCAAAGCTAGAGTCTTTAAACCAATCATTAGAAAATCTTTTAAAAACTCTGTCTAGCAAAAAAGAAGAGTTATCTAACTACGAATTTATTCATATGCTCCTCAAAGATGATGGAGCAAAAACCAAGATCATTCAAAAATATCTTCCAGTTATTAATCATAACTTGAACAAGTATCTGGATATGTTAGATTTTTGCGTCAACTTTACTTTGGATGAAGAGTTTAATGAAAAGGCTTTGAATCCAATCTATGAAGATTTTTCTTATGAATCTTTTAGTGAAGGTGAAAAAATGAGAATTGATCTTGCCATTCTTTTTACATGGAGAGAAGTTGCAAAGATTAAAAACTCCATTAATACTAATCTATTAATTTTGGATGAAGTCTTTGACAGTTCTTTGGATGATTATGGTACAGATTACTTTACTCGAATCATCAAGTATGTTATAGACAAATCTAATGTGTTTGTCATTTCACATAAGAAAGATGAATTGTTAGATAAGTTTGACTCTACAATTACCTTTGAAAAAAGAAAAGGATTCAGTGTGATGATTGACTCTTTTTAAGAGTAGTGGTAACATTAGTAAGTAGTACCCTATATTATGTTTGAATTAAAACTTGATATGCCTGATAATAATCAAAATGGATTTTGGAAATATAATGAAGACAAAATCCTGAAACAATTAGAACAGTACATTTCCAGCACTTACAGTCAACATTATGTTGATAGAACTGGTGGTGGTACAGAACAAACTTTGGATAAAATTAAACACAATCGTCGTGAAGGTTTTTGTGCTGGTAATGTAACCAAGTACATTGATCGTTATGATACAAAAGGAACTCCTCGTGCTGACCTTTTCAAAGTTCTCCATTATACTATTCTCCTTATTAACCATCTTAATCTGGTTGAAAACAAATGAAACTAAAGGAACCTATGAAACTTTCTGATAACACTGTTACAATCCTAAAAAACTTTTCTAATATCAATCAGTCTATTCTGATTAAGAAAGGTTCTCAGATCAAAACTATTTCTGTACTAAGAAACATTTATTCTGTTGCAGATGTAGAGGAAGATTTTCCAAAAGATTTTGCTATCTATGATTTGAATGAATTTCTAAATGGTTTGAATCTGCATCAAGACCCTGATCTTGACTTTACTAATGATTCATATCTTACTATTAAAGAAGGTAAGCGTAGGGTCAAATATTTCTATGCAGATCCAGAAGTAATTGTGTCTCCTCCAGATAAGGATATTGATCTTCCTTCAGAAGATGTGTGTTTTCAACTAGAACACTCTCAACTGGACAAGTTGATCAAGGCAGCAGCAGTATATAAACTTCCTGATCTTTCTGCTGTAGGAGAAGCAGGAGTTATTCGTCTTGTTGTAAGAGATAAAAATAATGAAACTTCCAATGAATATTCAATTGTTGTTGGAGAAACAGATGAAACTTTTGCTCTCAACTTTAAGGTAGAGAATATCAAAATCATTCCAGGATCATATGATGTGGTCATCTCCAAAAAACTTTCTGCAAGATTTGTAAACGAACGCTATAATCTCAAGTACTTTATTGCTCTTGAACCTGATTCTACATTTGAATGAATATCTTTGTAACTTCTCCCTGGCCTGCTGAAAGTGCTGTCTGCCTTCCTGACAAACATATTGTCAAGATGCCCTTGGAATGTTGTCAAATGCTTTCCATTGTGGCATCTGAAAAATGGGGTCATGGATATGGTCATCTTTATAAGTCTGATGGAGATCCATACAGAACTGAAAAGGGTGCGTTTCGTAATCATCCCTGCACCAAATGGGCACTGGAAAGTATCCATAATGCCTATTGGTTAATTAAACATGGATTGAATCTGTGTGATGAATATGCTCTGAGGTATAATAAGTTTCATTCTTGTTACAAAACTCTTGTAGATGCATATTACCTATTTCCAAAAGGAAAGATTACAGAGGTGACTTCATTTGTTCGTGCTATGCCTGATGAGTATAAACTTGACACAAGTATTGACACTTTTACTGCTTACAAGATGTATATTGCATCCAAACCTTGGGTAGCATCTAATTATCTTCGTATGCCTTCTAGAAAACCTGATTGGATTTGATTATGAGTAGTGATTTTCTTTGGGTGGAAAAATATCGTCCAAAAGTAATTGAGGACTGTATTCTTCCTAATGATACTAAAAAAACATTTCAGGAGTTTGTAGAGAAAGGAGAAATCCCAAATCTTCTTCTTGCTGGACCTCCTGGAGTTGGAAAAACAACTGTAGCAAAAGCTTTATGTAATGAATTAGGGGCAGATTATTATGTCATCAATGGATCAGATGAAGGACGTTTCCTGGATACTGTCAGGAACCAGGCAAAGAACTTTGCTTCGACCGTCTCACTTACGGGATCTTCTAAGCACAAAGTCATTATCATCGATGAAGCTGATAACACAGGGAACGATGTACAACTCCTTCTACGGGCGAATATTGAGACATTTTATAAAAACTGTAGATTCATCTTCACCTGTAATTACAAAAACAAAATCATTGAACCCCTTCACTCAAGATGCGCAGTCATTGACTTCACAATCAAGGGGAAACAAAAATCCCAGTTGGCAGGATCCTTCTTCAAGCGTCTACAAAACATCTTGGATGAAGAAAGCATCAAATATGATCAAAAAATCATTGCAGAACTCATCAACAAACACTTCCCAGATTGGCGAAGAGTCCTCAACGAATGTCAAAAATATTCTTCAGGAGGACAAATTGATGCTGGGATTCTTGCTTCTCTCTCTGACATCTCTGTAAATGAACTCATCAAACATCTCAAAACAAAGAACTTCCCAGAGGTCAGGAAGTGGGTGGTCTCCAACTTGGACAACGATTCTCCTGTCATTCTTCGCAGGGTTTATGACTCCTGTTATGACGCTCTTGTTCCCGCCTCTATTCCTGCTGCCGTTCTTGTTATTGCTAAGTATCAATACCAATGTGCGTTCGTGGCTGATCAGGAAATTAACCTCTTAGCAGCACTAACTGAAATTATGGTGGAGTGTAACTTTAAATGAAATGTCAAGTACAACTTTATGTTGCTGGTACAGTATTCTATGAAACTGTAATTGCTAAAGATTATAAGGAAGCAAAGGAAGTTGCCCTTGCCCGTAATCCAAATGCTAAAGTAATAGCAGTTAATGTAGTATTCAAATGAACAAACTTAAGACTCCTTTAAGATATCCTGGAGGAAAATCCAGAGCAGTTCCTAAACTGTTCCAACATCTTCCTGATCTGAAAAATTATAATCAGTTTAGAGAACCATTTGTTGGTGGTGGTTCAGCAGCACTTGAAGTGACTAAAAGATATCCAGATATTTCTATTTGGGTTAATGATCTTTATGAACCTCTTGTGAACTTCTGGCAACAACTCCAAATGTTTGGAGATGATCTCAAAGAAATGCTAATTGATAAAAAGTTGGTTCACCATACTCCCAAGTTTGCTAAGAATCTTTTTCTTGAGTGTAAGACTGATTTAAATGATTTAAATCAACCAGCACTATATCGTGCAGCAGCATTTTATATTGTTAATAAATGTTCTTTTAGTGGACTTACAGAAAGTTCCTCTTTTTCAGCACAAGCTTCAGAGAACAACTTCTCTATGAGAGGAATTGAAAGATTGCCAGAATATTCCAAACTAATTGCTAATTGGAAGATTACTAATTACTCTTATGATTATATTTTAGAAGATCATAATCCAAAAGCATTTATCTATATGGATCCTCCATATGATATTAAAGACAATCTTTATGGAAACAAAGGGTCTATGCACAAGTCATTTGATCATGATAAGTTTGCAGAAGATTGTAATAAGTATGAGTTTGATATGATGATTAGTTATAATTCAGATCAACTTGTAAAACAAAGATTTTCTCAGAGTTGGTGGAAGGCAATTGAGTTTGCTCATACCTACACTATGAGATCTGTTGGAGATTATATGAAAGACCAACATGAACGAAAAGAATTAATTTTGATTAATTATGAGTTATGAATTGAATGATTGGTTAAGGTCAATTAATCAATCTAAAGTTAATATTATGGATGAAGATCCCTCTTCTACAAAGGACTATCCTCCTTATATTATTAATAGGTGTTTATCTGGAACTATTGATACTTTGATGTATGCTAATGAAATGAATAAGAATCATTCATTAGATAAGAAGTTACAATATGACTTTTTTATAAATACTGTGAGAACAAGGAAAAGATATTCTCCTTGGATTAGACAAGAAAAGATCAAAGAACTTGAAGTAGTCAAATCTTACTATGGTTATAGTAATGAAAAGGCAAAACAGGCTTTGAAAATTCTTTCCAAAGAACAAATTACCTTTATTAAATCTAAACTTGAAACTGGAGGAAGAAAATGAGCGTCGTAAATGAACCAGAAGTGAAGTGGTCGCCAGACCAAATGGTAGAAGTAACCTTAAATGAACCAGATGATTTTCTGAAAGTTCGTGAAACTCTGACTAGAATTGGTGTTGCTTCTCGTAAAGAAAAGAAGTTATATCAATCTTGCCATATCCTCCATAAGCAAGGAAGATATTATTTGGTCCATTTCAAAGAACTGTTTGCTCTGGATGGCAAACATGCCAATTTGACAGTGAATGATGTTCAAAGAAGGAATAGAATCATTCAACTTCTTGCAGATTGGGGACTGATTACTATCAATAATGTCAGTAAGATTCAAGATCTTGCACCACTGAATCAAATCAAGGTTCTTTCATATAAAGATAAAGATGATTGGATTCTTGAGACCAAATATAATATTGGGTCTAAGAAAAAAAGAGTAGGGGAAACTGAATAATTTTGTAGGGGATTCAACATCCCCTTTTTTATTGTTTGTTGTATAATTAATAATGGATGCCTTATGGGTCCACAAAACACAAACTCGCTTTAAAAGGAGCTGCCATAATGACTAACTTAACAAGATATACTGCGTCTGATCTTCCTACACTGATGGATAAGATTACTCGTAATAGTATTGGAATGGATGAATATTTTGATAGACTATTTAATCTTCATGAAACCACAACAAACTATCCACCATACAATCTAGTTCAGGTAAATAATGTAGAATCTCGTTTAGAGATTGCTCTTGCAGGATTTAAAAAGGAGGAAGTAAATGTCTTCACAGAGTATGGAAAACTTTTTGTCGAAGGAGACAAATCCAGCACTGAACAGAATGGGACGTTTATCCACAAGGGTCTGGCTAGCAGAAGTTTCAAAAGAGCATGGACCCTCTCAGATGACACAGAAGTCAGAGAAGTCACCTTTGAAGACGGATTACTTGTCATTCGACTAGGAAAGATTGTTCCAGAACATCATGCTCGTAAAGATTATCTATAAATATTTTTGAATATCGTCGGCGTGGGGAAAGGATGACACAGACCATCCTCTTCCCCCCTTTTTATAAATATCAATAAAAGGTGTAGATGAAAACATATAGGGGATTTTTTAAAGAATCCATATCGTTTCAAGTTCATGAACAATTAAATCCTACCTTTTGGGATGGTGAAATGATTCGTCCAAAAGTGAGATCACAACTTAAAAAAATTGCTGCTGCTTGGATTGATTATGTTGGAATAGAAAAAGGTTCAGTAGAAGATATTTTGCTTTTGGGTGGAAATGCTGGATATAACTATACAAAATATTCTGATTTAGATTTACATGTAGTGATTGACAGAACTAGAACAGAATGTCCAGATTTGATGTCTGATTACTTTAAAGATAAGAAACAACTTTGGACTTTGACGCATGATATTAAAATCTATGGACATTCTGTAGAACCATATGTAGAAGAAGCAGGAAAGAAGCGTAGAAAGAATCAAGGAGTATATTCAATTAAGAATAATAAATGGTTAGTTTTTCCTGGAAAGTTTACTGGAGAAGTTGATAAGGACTTGATTAAAGAGAAAGTTTCTGATATGATGAGTAAGATTGACAGTGTAATCAAACATGCTAACAATCCATCAGTATTAGAAAATCTTCTCAAAAAAATTAGAGATATGAGAAATGCTGGATTGGATAAATCTGGTGAATTTGCTTTTGAGAATCTTGTATTCAAGGAACTTAGAAACAAAGGTTACATTGATAAACTTGCTGATCACATTATAAAATTACAAGATAAGTCGTTAACTTTGGAAAATTATGTCTGTTAAACTTTTGATTCTTAAATCATATGAAGATGTGATTGCTGATGTCAAAGAAATGATTTCTGGGGATAAGGTAGTTGGATATGTCCTCGGAAATCCATATTTGGTAAGACTAGAGGATGAGACTGAAAAACTTCCTACAAGAGTTTCATTCTTTCCCTGGGCCCCTCTTTCTAAAGATAAAGCAATTCCAATTCCATGTGATTGGGTAGTGTCTATTGTAGAACCTCTTGATGAGGTTAAAAATTCTTATTTGGAGCAATTGAATGGAAAATCTGAAAATCTTAATTCTGAAGAATGATGCTATTCTCATCACAGAAGTTGAAGAAGTAGAAACTGAACTTGGAGGTCCTGACTGTAGGTTAAAGAATCCTTGTCAGATGTTTGTTTCTGATGCAACAACATATGAACTTAAGAAGTGGCCAGTTTTTACTGATCAAAGAGAACTTATGATTCATTCTGATTCTATCTTTACTATTGTAGATCCTAAACCAGATCAAGTTGAACTTTATTTGAAGGCTATTAAATGAATTTTTATACGAATGTAGTTCTTGTTGGAAATGAAATACTTTCCAGAGGGTATTCTGACGGAAAACATTATAAGAACAGAGAAGAGTTTTACCCAACTCTTTATGTAACTTCTGGTAAAAAAACAAAATTCAAAACACTTGAAGGAAAGTATGTAGAACAAGTCAAACCTGGAACCATTCGTGAAACAAGAGAGTTCATTAGTAAGTATGAAAATGTAGACAACTTTGAACTATACGGAAATACCAGATACATCAACCAGTATATTTCTGAAAATTTCAAAGGAGAAATTAAGTTTGATATTACCAAGATTAAACTGATTACAATTGACATTGAGGTGGCATCAGAAAATGGATTCCCTGATGTAAAAAGTTGTAGTGAAAAAATTCTTACAATCTCTATTCAGGATTATGCCACCAAAGAAATCTTTACTTGGGGAGTCAAACCTTTTGTAAACAAACAGAAGAATGTAACTTATTACCAGTGTTCAGATGAAATGGACCTTCTGGATAAGTTCATTTTTTGGTGGGAAGAATATTCTCCAGAGGTGGTTACAGGATGGAATTGTCGTCTTTATGACATTCCATATTTGTATGGAAGATTGTGTAGAGTTCTTGGACAGAAAGTGGCAAAGCAACTTTCTACCTGGGGTATTGTTACAGAAGAAGAAATCACCATTAAAGGTAGATCACATAATACTTGTGATATTGCTGGTCTGACTGTTCTGGATTATCTTGAGTTGTATACAAAGTTTACCTATACAAATCAAGAATCATATCGTCTGGATCATATTGCTGAAGTGGAGTTGGGACAAAAGAAACTAGACCACTCTGAATATGATACATTTAAAGAGTTCTATACAAAAAATTGGCAAAAGTTTGTAGAATATAACATTGTGGACGTGGAACTTGTGGACCGTTTGGAAGACAAGATGAAACTGATTGAACTTGCCATTACTATGGCATATGACTCAAAGGGAAACTATAATGATGTATTCTTTCAAGTCAGAACTTGGGATTCAATTATCTACAACTATCTTAAAGAAAAGAATATTGTCATTCCTTTCAAAAAAGAAACTAAGAAGGATTCTAAATTTGCTGGTGCCTATGTTAAGGAACCTATTCCAGGAAGATATGATTGGGTTGTAAGTTTTGACTTGAACTCACTGTATCCACATTTGATTATGCAGTATAACATTAGTCCTGAAACACTTTTGGAAGAAAGGCATCCAAGTGTGACTGTAGAGAAGATCTTAAATGAAACATTAGATTTTTCTCTCTATTCTGATTATGCAGTATGTGCCAATGGTGCTATGTATAGGAAGGATGTTCGTGGATTTCTGCCAGAACTCATGGAAAAAATGTATACTGATCGTGTCATCTATAAAAAGAAGATGATTCAGGCAAAGAAGAAATACGAAAAGACTCCAACCAAAGAATTAGAAAAAGAAATTGCTAGATGTAATAACATTCAAATGGCAAAGAAAATTTCTTTGAACTCTGCTTATGGTGCAGTTGGAAATGAGTACTTTAGATATTTCAAACTTGCAAATGCAGAAGCAGTAACTCTTTCTGGTCAAGTATCTATTAGATGGATTGAAAATAAACTCAATCAATATTTAAATAAAATTCTTAAGACAGGAGATGTTGATTATGTTATTGCTGTGGATACTGATTCTGTTTATCTCAACATGGGTCCTCTGGTTGAAACTGTATTCAAGGGAAGAGAGAAAACTACTGAAAGCGTTGTCTCGTTCCTTGATAAGATCTGTCAGGTGGAATTTGAGAAGTATATTGAAGGTTCTTATCAAGAATTGGCGACCTATGTAAATGCCTATGACCAAAAAATGCAGATGAAACGAGAAAATATTGCTGATCGTGGAATCTGGACTGCCAAGAAACGTTATATTTTGAATGTTTGGGATAGTGAGGGAGTTAGATATGAAACTCCTAAACTCAAGATGATGGGAATTGAAGCAGTAAAATCCTCTACTCCTGCTCCATGTAGAGTCAAAATTAAAGAGGCACTCAACATCATCATGAATAAAACTGAAGATGATTTGATTAGTTTTGTAGATAAGTTCAAGAAGGATTTTCGTAATCTTCCTCCAGAAGAAATTTCTTTTCCAAGATCTGTAAATGAACTTACAAAATATAGATCATCATCTACAATTTACCAATCTGGGACGCCTATTCACACAAGAGGAGCTTTGCTGTATAATTACTACATCAGAGACAAAGGATTGGATTCAAAGTATCCATTAATTAATAATGGAGAAAAAATTAAATTTTGTTATCTTAAAAAGGCAAATCCAATCAGAGAAAATGTAATCTCATTTATCCAACAATTTCCTAAAGAACTTGGACTTGGTAAATATGTAGATTATGATCTTCAATTTGAAAAAAGTTTTATCGAACCACTCAAAAACATTCTTAATTGTATTGATTGGAACGTAGAAAAAGTAAACACATTAGAATCACTATTTGCATAACTATGGACTTCTTAAAAGATATTGTAAAGGAAATTGGTGGAGAATATACACAACTTGCAGCAGACATTGATGAATCTGAAACTTATGTGGACACAGGTTCGTACATTTTTAATGCTCTTGCCAGTGGTAGTATATTTGGTGGGGTATCTGGCAATAAGATTACTGCAATCGCAGGTGAAAGTTCTACAGGAAAAACTTTCTTCTCACTGGCAGTGGTTAAGAATTTTCTTACCAATAATCCTGATGGATACTGCTTGTATTTTGATACTGAAGCAGCAGTAACCAAGTCCATGTTGGAAAGCAGAGGTCTTGATACCAGTAGGATTGTTGTAGTTAATGTAGTTACTATTGAAGAGTTTAGAAGCAAAGCACTCAAGGCAGTTGATTTGTATCTCAAGCGCAAAGAAGGTGAACGTAAACCTTGTATGTTTGTTCTTGATTCTTTGGGAATGCTTTCTACAGAGAAAGAAATTGATGATGCCCTGAATGAAAAACAAGTTCGTGACATGACCAAATCACAATTGGTCAAAGGTGCATTTAGAATGTTGACTCTGAAACTTGGGCAAGCTAAAATTCCTATGATAGTAACCAATCATACATATGATGTTGTTGGATCCTACATTCCAACAAAAGAAATGAGTGGTGGTTCTGGACTTAAGTATGCTGCTTCTACAATCATCTATCTTTCTAAAAAGAAAGAGAAGGATGGAACAGAAGTTGTTGGTAACATCATCAAGGCAACAACTCATAAATCACGCTTGAGTAAAGAAAACAAAACAGTGGAGGTGAGGTTGTACTATGATGAACGTGGTCTGGATAAGTATTATGGTCTCCTTGATCTTGCTGAAAAATACGAAATCTTTAAGAAAGTGGGAACTCGTTATGATATCGGAGATGGTACTTCTCAATTTGGAAAAACTATCATGGAGAATCCAGAGAAGTACTTTACAAAGGAAATCCTCCAAGCCTTGGATGAAGTATCACAAAAAGAATTTAGATATGGAGGGTGATGGAAAAAGTAGAAAATACAATTCTAAAAAATCTACTGTTTAATAATGATTACTGCAGAAAAGTACTACCTTTTATCAAGTCTGAATACTTCGAAAATTTCCACGAGAAAGTCATTTTTGAAGAAGTTTGTAAGTTCATTCTTTCCTATGACAATCTTCCAACTAAAGAAATTATTCTAATTGAAGTTGAAAGAAGAATTGATATTACAGAGGATACATATAAGGTCATCTGTGATTATTTTTCTAAATTAGATGATGAACCATCAGAAACTAATTGGATTGTAGATACCACTGAAAAGTGGTGTAGAGATAAAGCGATTTATCTTGCTCTCATGGAATCTATTAAGATTGCAGATGGGCAAGATGAAAAGAAATCACGAGATGCAATTCCATCAATCTTACAACAGGCACTTGCTGTAAGTTTTGATAATCACATTGGACACGACTACTTAAATGACTACCAAGAAAGATATGAATCTTATCACAGAAAAGAAGACAAAATCCCCTTTGACCTTGAATACTTCAACAAAATTACAAAAGGTGGTCTCCCTAACAAGACTCTCAATATCGCTCTTGCTGGTACAGGCGTCGGCAAAAGTCTATTCATGTGCCACATGGCTAGCTCCATCCTCCTGCAAGGGCTCAATGTTCTCTACATTACACTTGAAATGGCAGAAGACAGGATTGCTGAAAGAATTGATGCGAATCTCCTGAATGTAAATATTAAAGATATTGTTGAACTTCCCAAACCTATGTTTGAGAGCAAAGTGAATACTATTGCTAAAAAAACACAGGGAACAATAATCATCAAAGAATATCCAACTGCATCAGCACATGTAGGTCATTTTAAATCACTCTTAAATGAACTTTCTCTTAAGAAATCATTTAGACCTAATATTATTTTCATTGACTACCTTAACATTTGTGCTTCCAGTAGGTATAAGTCAAATTTTTCTGTCAATTCTTATTCATATGTTAAAGCAATTGCAGAGGAACTTAGGGGTTTGGCAGTTGAATTCAACGTTCCAATCGTTTCTGCTACTCAAACCACTCGTAGTGGTTATGGCAATAGCGATGTTGAACTTACTGATACTTCTGAGTCCTTTGGTCTCCCTGCTACTGCTGATCTTATGTTTGCCCTTATTAGTACAGAAGAACTTGAGCAGATGGGACAAATTATGGTAAAGCAATTAAAGAATAGATATAATGATCCAACTATCAATAAAAGATTTGTAGTTGGAATTGATAGAGCAAAAATGAGACTCTATGATTGTGAACAAAGTGCTCAGAAAGATATTCTTGACTCTGGACAAGAAGAGGAATATAATAATGAGGACGACTCTAAAAAAAGTAAATTCGAAGGTTTTAAATTTGTATGATGGACAAAGTAGATTTTAACAAGTATCAAAACTTTGTAGATGCTGTCACATCTGATGCATCAAAAGATTTTGTAGCATTTTCTGATCGTATTGTAGAACTGGATCGTAAAGGTGCTAATATTGAACGACTCCTGACTGCTGGTGTTGGTATCAATGCTGAAGGTGGTGAGTTTCTTGAAATTGTGAAGAAGATGATTTTCCAAGGTAAGCCCTGGAACCAAGATAATAAAGATCATCTCATCACTGAACTTGGTGATCTGATGTGGTATGTGATGCAGGCATGTATTGCTTTGGAAGTTCCTATTGATTATGTCATCTCAAAGAATGTGGACAAACTGATGAAGCGTTATCCTGAGGGTGCTTTTGATGTATTCTATTCTGAAAATCGTTCAGAAGACGATAGATAATAATAAACTATAAGTAAATGTCTAAGTTTAAAGGACCAAGCTTAAAGCCAACAGAGTTGGGTTTGGGTGGAACCTACCCTACTGTTACCTCATACAAAAGGGCTGTTCTATCTGCCATTGATGAAAAAATTCGTGAATTTAACATGGTTGACCCCAACTATGCACCTTACCTCAAACATCTTATCAATAATGCTGGTTCATCAAAATCTTTTCCAGGATATTCTGCTCTTAAAAAAGTTTTAGAATCAACTCCTACTGGTGATAGTCCTAATTCTTTAAAAGAAATAGAAAAATATTTTGCAGAAGTGATAGGACCAATTTCTCTAGTTGAAAATAAAGAAATTAATAAAAAAACTACTTTTACTGAATCATCTTCTGTAGGAGTTCCAAATAGTGTGAGTCAGAGTGGATATGATTTTTCTATAAATGGCACTGAAGTGACAGTAAAAATGCCAACAGGAAAAACAAACACTCTTAAACCAGGAGATATTGTAGGCAATAAAGATTTTGTAAATTTAATTAATAAATCAAATAACAAAAAATTTAAAGAGATATTGAGTTTGATGAAGGTTTTAAGTGTCAATTCTGCAAAACTTGGACCTTATATTGCAATTTATGGTGAAGGTGGTAAAGGTGGTGGAGTTTTAGATGAGTTAGTTGGTAAAAAAAGAGAACAAGATTCTGTTTTAATTCCAGGAAACTCAACAGAACTTCCTGAAAAAATGATCTCATTCTATGCTAATGCATTAGAAAAACAAATTGAAATTTGGTCAAAGTTACCTACTATCAATTCATCACTAATTGAATTTACAAATTTATATTACAATACCAAACAATTATTTGCTTTTAGCTATAAAATTGAAAGCACTGGGAATGGCAAACCAAAATTTTCCAATGCAGTTAAAGGAGCATCTATTGTAGGTAAAGGAAGAGCTGGTCCTTTTGGAAGTGATTCCAATGGAGATATGACATTAAATCCAACAAGAGAAAAACCAGAAAAAATTGGTATTCAAATGACATTTTAAACTTATGATTGATCTGAGAACTGGAGATTGTATTGAGTTGGCAAAACAACTTGATGACAACTCTATTGATTGCACTGTAACCTCACCACCATACAACAAACAAAAGATTGGTGGTGGATTGTTTCGTAAAATTGAATATGATAAGTTTGATGATTCACTTCCAGAGGATGTTTATCAGGAGCAGCAGATTGAACTGCTGAATGTTCTGTTTGACAAAACCAAAGAAGGAGGTTCACTGTTCTATAATCATAAGGTTAGGTATCTGAATGGTAATGCAACTTCTCCATGGGAATGGTTGCCTAAGACCAAGTGGCACATTAGAGAAGAGATCATTTGGAATAGGGGAAGTGGCCCAGAGATTTCTGGATATAGATTCACGCAGATTGATGAGAGAATCTATTGGTTGTGCAAAGGTGCAAAGCGTCCTAAACTTCCCAGAAGGTCTGTAAATTATGGTAGTGTCTGGAAGTTTGGTCCCGAGATGAAGAATCCTCATCCTGCACCATTTCCTATCATTCTCCCTTTGCGTTGTATTCAAGGTGTTCTCCAAGAACCTGGATTAATTCTTGACCCTTATAGTGGTTCGGGAACTACTGGACTTGCTGCCAGACTTCTTGGACATGATTATATTGGATTTGATTTGTCTGATGACTATCATGCCATGGCAAGAGAAAGAATTTACAATCCATCTAAGAAAGACCTTGAGAAGTTTACTGAAGAATGTGGTATTGAGGTAAATACTGAAAGGGATATATTTACGCTACTTTCCTGATGGAAGATTTTTTTAAAGAACTTGTGATACTTTATAAGAAACGCATTCGCATTAGGCAACTGAAAAAACAAACTATTGAAAATTTTTGCAGGTTTTATGTAAGTTTTGTAGACCAATATAAAGACCCTAAAGATAAGAAAGATAAATATTTACAAGTAAAAAAACTTGGATTGCAATATATTCGTAGCAACCAAGATTTGATATATTCAGAAATCAATAGATGAAAAGATTTTCAGAATTTATTTTAGAAGCAAGAACATCCCAAGCAGCACAGAAAGCACATAAGCTTGGGTTAGTTGGTGATGGGCATGGATATTGGATTGACAAACAGAAACAGAGAGTAGCAAGAACATTTAAAGGTCAACTTGAATTTATAAGTGGGAAGAAGAAAAAAGGTGGTGAGGAAGAAGAACAAAAGAAACAAAAACCTGCTGATGTAAAACAAGGTAGAGCAAAGAAACAAAAACCAGCACCAAAGAGATTAGGAACCAAACCACAACAACCAACAGCACAGAGAACTAAGGCACTTGCAACAACTGGGGCAACAGGAAAACCTCCAGCAGGAGCAGCACCTAAAAAAGATTCAAGAGGTGAAGTTGCCACTGTAGTGTTTGGTAAGTTTAATCCACCAACAGTTTCACATCAAAAAGCATTCAGCACTGCAAAACAAACTGCAACTGAAGGAAACTTTTACATCTTCCCAAGTAGGTCTCAGGATGGAAAACAGAATCCATTAGACCCAGATTTAAAGATTTCTTATATGAAGGAAATGTTTCCTGAGTATGCAGAAAATATTATTGATAGTGATGAATTTGTTACTATCTTTGATGTTCTTACATTCTTAAATCAAGAAGGATATACTGGAGTCAATATTGTTTGTGGTGCAGAAAGAGTATCTGAAATTGATAATCTTGCAAACAAAAACAACGGTCAGTTGTATGATTATACAAGTATGAATGTAATTTCTGCTGGACCAAAAGATGCAGATGTTGCTTCTGATGCAGCAAGAAAGGCAGTGGCAGAAAATGATTTTGAGTCGTTCAAAAAAATGCTTCCAAAAAATTTCAAAAAATCAAAGCAGTTGTTTGCAGATTTGCAGCAATCTATGAATGTGAAAGAAGGATATAATCTTTGGGAGATTGCTCCAGAGTATGATTGGAAGGGACTAAGAGAAAATTATATCTTTGGTCATCTTTTTAGAGTTGGGTCTAAAGTAGAAAGTACTCATACAGGACTTAGAGGAGAAGTAATTCGTTCTGGTGCCAATCATCTAATATGTGTGACTGAAGATGGGATTATGTTTAAGTCTTGGATTAAAGATGTTTGTGAATATACAGAAGTAAAAATGGATAAGATTATGAGAGATAAAATACATCCTAATACATTAGTTGGAACCTCTGGATATACAAAATACGTAGCATCTATGACCCCAGGAGCAACAGTGGATTCTATAAATAAAATAAGGAAAACCGTAAGTAAAGTTAAATGACTAACATTTGGACACAATCATTTGAAGAGGTCAGGAAACCATTTTTTGAAATGGATGATCCTTATACCAAACTTGAAGAAGAGAAGGCCAAGAGAGATTATGATGGGGATGGTAAAGTAGAAAGTGGTGCTAAAGAGTATCGTGGTGCAGTTCATAATGCCATTCAGAGAAAGAAAGGTGGAAAACCAGATGGTCAAGATACCTCAAGTGTAAAGGAAGAATCTCTTGTAGAAATTGAAAATAAGGTTTCAAAGGGTGCAGATAAAAAAGTTGATGTAATGAAAGGTAAAAATACAGTTACCATTAATCCACAACTGGGAATGAAGGAAGAAGTTGAGGCATGGGTCAGTGAACTTGTAGAAGAAGGTTATGACCTCTCAGAATTTACCTGGGACGAAATGACTGAGATTTATGAGTCTGCTGAACTTAATGAAGGAACTGCTGAAATGCCAGCAAGAGGTGATGCTGAAACTATGAATGTTACAGATACCCAAATGGCATCTGCTAAGAGAAGAGCAGCACAAGCTCAAATCAGAGCAGATATGGCTCGTGTTCAACTTCAAAAAGCATCTATGACAAGAGAATCTTTTGATTCTATTCTTGAGTATCTTTCAAATAGACCAGATGCATTTGAAAATCTTGATGAGGCAGTATTTGACCCAAAAAAGTCTAAGATGAGACCTGCATCACAAAGGTCTCAAAGAACTATGACTCCTGCTCAAAGAACAGCACAAAAGAAAGAAGCAGAAAGAACTGCAGCAATTCATAGCAAAGGAGAAACTGTTCTTGCTGGTATGAGATCTTCTGGAACCAGAGGAAAAGTTCAAACAACTCCAACTCCAAAACCAGCAGCACCAGCATCAAATAGAAAGGTGAAAGGTCGTTATGACAAACTTGCTGCAGCAGCATCTAAGGTTCTGAAAGATATTAACAGATAAATAGTCTTAGATATTTCATAGAGGGTCATTATGGAATTTGGATTAATCTGGGCTTGGGCATTAGCAAATCAAGCATCACTTGCAACTATTCTTCTAATTGTTTCTGAACTTCTTGGAGCATTTCCACAAATTAAATCTAATGGAATTGCATCATTTGTTTTAATTCAAGTTCAGAAAGTTCTTAAGGATAAAGGCGGTAAAACACTGTAAATTAAATAACTCATATTACTTTGGGGACCAAAGTTTAAGGTCTCCTTTTTTTATAAATATTTTTAGACAAAGAAACTTATTAGGTAAAAAGAATGGCACTCTGGGGAAACAACGACAACAAAGGTTCAGGGGGCACAGTCACTTTAAACTACTCAACTTTGGTTGTTACTGGGTCTGGAACAACTTTTGGAGGAGTTGGAGCTGCTGCTACTGGAGATGTAATTAGATTTGGGTATAGAGGTTCTGGCGGAACTTATTTTGGTGATGCTGTTATTGTAGGTATTGCAAGCACAACACAACTTACAATTGCATCTACTGCTGGATTAAGTGGTGCTGCAATTGCATCAACTGATTTTTATATTAGTGAACTTCCTAAATATACTACTCTTGATAGTACATTTAGTAATGCTAATGATTTAGCAGAAACTTTAAAGATTTTATCAATCACTGGAACTGCAACTACAAATGCAGGTGTAGGAACTAATGTTATTCCTGTAGTCCCTCCTGTTGGATTAATTGTTGGAGATCGTCTTTTAAATGGTGGAAATAATCTTATAATTTCAACACTTGGTTCTACCACTATCACTCTTGGATCAACAATTTCTGCAGGAATTGCAACAGGTGATACTCTTACATTCAAGAGATATGTTGATGGATATGATAGACAAGTTTATGGTATTTCTACAGATTCAGTTGCTTCAGCATATAGAGGATACACTCATCAAGGTTGGGTTGGTATTATGACTTATGTTGATACTCATGGAAACTTGAGAGTTAAGAGTGAAGTTCTTGTTGCCATGTCTGGAGTTACAACTGGTTCTAATGGAATCATTTATCCAACTCCTAAGTAATTAATCTATGAAGTTTGATGAATTGAATGAGGATAATTACATCCTTTTTGCTATTAAACACTATGACAATCCTCAAGCGATAACTAAAGAAGATTTTTTTGAGGACTTAAGTAGATTTAAATATATCAAAAAACTTTTAAGACGATATGTTAGATCAGGAGAGTTAAAAACAACTCTCCTGATTAATCATTTTATTATAGTCTTTAATGTTTTTAATGATGCTGCACTTCCACTTTTATTCTTTAAGATTGAAAGAGAATTGTGGTCTTCTATGAAAACATTTTTAATGTATCTGAATAGAATACCAGAATATCCAAAAACTTTTCTAAATGATATTCCTATTGATGAAAATTGTTTAAGAATTTTGGAGACACTATAATGAATCAGTCAAAATTAGATCTAATTATAAATATTATTAGAGAAGAAATGGCTGGTGGTGGTCTTCCAGTAAGTAATGTTTCTGGTGGAAATATAGCAGGAACCCCAGCTGCTGACCCTGGAAATCCTCCAGTTCATAAAAAAAGAAAAAAGAATGTTATATTTTTAGGTCCAAAATCAAGGACTGCATGGGTGAGAAATATTAGACAAAAGTAAAAAAATGTTTAATCAAAACACCACAGCAGACACTAAGATTGCTGTTTTAGAGGAACGTCTTTCCTCATATGAACTTATGCTGAGGAGAATTGATGAGGCAATTCAACTTGTAGGAAAGGCAAATCAGAATATCAGCAAGATGCTTGCTGTCCATGAGGAAAAAATTGAACAGTGTAGTAGAGCAGATGATTATATTAGTAGAACAATTGAAGAACTTAGATTAGAGAACAGAGATCAATATGAAGAAGTTAATAAAAGAATTGATAAAATAGAAGAAAATGTTCAAGAGATTTCTAAAATAAAGTGGATGACTATTGGGTGTGGGGTTCTTCTATCAATCTTAGTTGCAGCGTTCTCAACACTTGCTTCTGGTTGGTGGACACCCTCTGAGATGCAAATGCAGCGCCAGGGACATCTTCATCAACAGAATGTTTCAGATTGACTTAAGACCACATATCTGATAGAATGAGGATCAATATTTCTCTTGAGTATGTCTTTTATTGATGCCAAATATATTGGGTTAGCTTCTTCTAGACTACAGAAATTCAAGAAAGTAAAAAATAATCTTTATAATTTTAGATGCCCTTATTGTGGAGATTCTCAGAGGAACAAGAATAAGGCAAGAGGGTATATCTATCAACTCAAAAATGATCACAATTATAAGTGCCATAATTGTGGAATGTCTAAATCCTTTACAAATTTTCTAAAGGATTTGGATCAATCTCTTTATGACCAGTATATTCTTGAAAGATATAAGAATGGATTAACTGGTAAAAATTCAAACACTCCAGAACCAAGTTTTGATTTTAAAACACCAGAATTCAAAAAAGTAAGTAAGTTAGATTTGCCAACCATAGCAGAACTAAATACAGAACACCCAGCAAAAGTATATTTAAAAAATAGACAAATACCAGAAAAGTACTTGTCATCACTATATTTCTGTGAATCATTCAAGAAATGGACAAATGAACAAAAATATACTTTTGAAACTACTGACCAGGATGAACCAAGAATCATCATCCCACTCATCAATAGAGGGGAAGTATTTGGGTTCCAAGGTCGTAGTTTAAGGAAAGATTCAAAAGTCAAATACATTACAATTATCTTAGATGAACATCATCCAAAAATTTATGGTCTTGATGACATAGATTGGAATCAAACAGTTTATATTACAGAAGGTCCAATTGATAGTATGTTTATTGATAATGCTATTGCAATGGTAGGTGCTGATATTGATAAGATGTTTTTATTACACAATTTTGATGTTGACTTTGTAATGGTCTATGATAATGAAAAAAGAAATAAACAGATTGTAGAAAGAATTGAGAAGGCAATTGATCTTAAATTGCCTGTGGTAATTTGGCCATCAGATATTAAAGAAAAAGATGTAAATGAAATGGTCCTGGCTGGACTTGATGTGAACAATATGTTAAAATTAAATACCTATTCTGGTTTACAAGCAAAGACAAAACTTATTCAGTGGAAACGAGTATGAGCAACGGGTTAAAAGTTAAAAAGAGGAATGGTTCTATTGAACCTTTGAATCTTGATAAAATGCATTTGATGGTGGAAGAAGCATGTAAAGGAATTGCTGGAGTTTCTGCTTCACAGGTTGAAATGCAATCTGGAATTCAATTTTATGATGGCATTACAACTGCAGAAATCCAGGAAATTCTGATTCGTTCTGCATCAGATTTGATTGATTTGGATCACCCAAATTATCAGTTTGTTGCTGCACGTCTTCTTCTTTTTTCTTTGAGGAAGAGTCTTTATGGTGGAATCAAAGACTTTCCTCATCTGGAGAAGCATATTTACAAATGTGTAAATCATGGTGTCTATGATAATGAGATTTTTGTAAAATATTCTAAGGAAGAGATTGATAAGGTAAATAGTTTTATTGACCATGATCGTGATATGCTCTTTACCTATGCAGGGTTGAGGCAGGTTGCTGATAAGTATTTGGTTCAGGATAGGAGCACTGGAAAAGTCTTTGAGACTCCACAGTTCATGTACATGATGATTGCTCTAACTATCTTTGCAGAATATCCAAAAGAAACTCGTTTAGATTACGTTAAGAGATACTATGATGCAATTTCAAAGCACAAAATCAACATTCCTACGCCAATCATGGCAGGTGTTAGAACCCCACTTCGCCAATTTGCAAGTTGTGTTCTTGTTGATGTTGATGATACCCTTGACAGTATCTTCAGCTCTGATATGGCAATTGGTAGGTATGTTGCTCAGAGAGCAGGAATTGGTATCAACGCAGGTAGAATCAGGGGCATCAACAGTAAAATCAGAGGTGGAGAAGTTCAGCACACAGGTGTTGTCCCTTTCCTCAAGAAGTTTGAAGCAACTGTCCGATGCTGCACTCAAAATGGCATCAGAGGTGGATCAGCAACTGTCCACTTTCCAATCTGGCACCAAGAAATAGAAGATATTATTGTTCTGAAAAATAATAAGGGAACTGAAGATAATCGTGTTCGTAAGTTAGATTATTCCATTCAAATTTCCAAGCTCTTCTATGAAAGATTCATCAACAATCAAGAAATTTCACTTTTCAGTCCCCACGATGTTCCTGAGCTTAGTGCTAGTTTTGGGCTTGATGGATTTGACGATTTATATGTGGATGCAGAACGAAATGAATCTATTCCAAGAAAAACTGTTAGGGCTCAAGAACTCATTCTGGAACTTCTAAAGGAACGTGCAGAAACTGGTCGTATTTACATTATGAATATTGACCACTGCAATTCTCATTCTTCTTTCTTAGATAAAGTAGAGATGAGTAATCTTTGTCAAGAGATTACACTTCCCACCAAACCCCTTCAGCATATTGATGATCCAGAAGGAGAAATTGCTCTGTGCATTCTTTCTGCCATTAATGTTGGTAAGGTAAAGTCTGATGATGAATTTGAAGAACTCTGTGACCTTTCAGTTCGTGGATTGGAAGAATTAGTTGATTATCAGAAGTATCCAGTTGCTGCTGCAGAGATTGCCACAAAGGCACGTAGGTCTCTTGGAGTAGGTTTTATTGGACTGGCACACTATCTTGCCAAACTTGGATTCAAATATGAATCACAAGAGGCATGGGATGCTGTTCATGGTCTGTCTGAATCTTTCCAATACTATCTTCTCAAATCATCTAATCAGATTGCCAAAGAGAAGGGTGCCTGTAAGTATTTTAACAGAACCAAATATTCTCAAGGCATTTTGCCAATTGATACATACAAAAAGGACGTAGACGAAATTTCATCCATTCCACTTCAACATGACTGGGAATCTCTTAGGGTATCTATCCTGGAACATGGACTCAGACACTCAACACTGTCCGCACAGATGCCATCGGAGAGCAGTTCCGTTGTGTCAAATGCCACAAATGGAATTGAACCTCCTCGTGGATTCTTGTCCATTAAGAAGTCCAAGAAAGGACCTCTTAAGCAGATTGTCCCTCAATACCAACACCTTAAAAACAATTATACGCTCCTCTGGGATATGCCTGGGAATACTGGTTATATTAATATTGTTGCAGTTATGCAGAAGTTCTTCGATCAAGCAATTTCTGGAAACTGGAGTTACAACCCAGAAAATTATGATAATAATGAAGTTCCTGTTAGTGTGATGGCACAAGATCTTCTTTCTACATATAAGTATGGTTGGAAGACAAGTTATTATCAGAATACATATGATAACAAAACAGATGAAGTTAAGGAGGAATCAGTTAATTTAGATGCCCTTGTCCAAGAACTATTAGAAGCGGAGGAAGATTGTGAATCCTGTAAAATTTAGAACTACTTCAGAGGAACCAAAGAGCATGAATGGAATGACGGTATTCAATACCAATCAAGTTGATTCTAAAAAACAAACTATGTTTTTTGGTCAACCTCTTGGTCTTCAAAGATATGATACCTATAAGTATCCTATTTTTGATAAACTGACACAACAGCAACTTGGATACTTCTGGAGACCTGAAGAAGTTTCTCTTCAAAAGGATCGTTCTGATTATGGTCAACTTAGACCAGAACAGAAGCACATCTTTACTTCTAATCTGAAGTACCAGATTCTTCTGGATTCTGTTCAGGGTCGTGGTCCCAGTATGGCATTTGCACCATACTGCTCACTTCCTGAACTTGAATCCTGTATGAAGGTGTGGGAGTTTATGGAGATGATTCACTCCAGATCTTATACATACATTATTAAAAATGTGTATTCCAATCCTTCTGAAGTCTTTGATTCTATCTTAAGTAATCATCAGATTTTAGAACGTGCAGAAACAGTTACAGAAGCCTATAATGACTTCATCAATTCTGCTCAACATTATGGAACATCTAATGCTTGGATCTTTGCTCAGGAAGGTGCAGGTTCTGCCAAAGAAGAAAGAATAGAACTTAAAAGAAAACTTTATCGTGCTATTGCAAATGTCAACATTCTCGAAGGTATCAGGTTTTATGTCTCGTTCGCTTGCAGCTTTGCATTTGGTGAACTCAAACTTATGGAAGGATCCGCTAAAATTATCTCTCTCATCGCAAGAGACGAAAATCAGCACCTTGTCATTACTCAAAACATCCTCAATAAGTGGAATGAAGGCGATGATCCAGAAATGCGACAAATTGCTAAAGAAGAAGAGGAATGGGTAAAAACTGCCTTTGATACTTGTGTGAATCAAGAGAAGGCATGGGCACAATATTTGTTTAAAGATGGTTCTATGATTGGTCTAAATGACAAACTTCTCAATAGTTATGTTGAATGGATTGCCAATAGAAGAATGCGTGCTATTGGAATGAAACCACTCTATGACATTCCTGCTAAGAATAATCCACTTCCTTGGACTGAGCACTGGATTTCTTCTAAAGGACTTCAAGTGGCACCACAAGAAACAGAAGTTGAGAGTTATGTGGTTGGAGGGATTAAACAAGATTTGAAAAAGGATAGTTTTGCTGGGTTCAAACTTTGACCAGGGTTGACAACCTTGTTTTCATGGTTTAAAATTTGATCAAATGTTATATTTTCTAATAATTAAATATCATGACATCAAAAACATCTTTGGCAGATATTGAACAAAAGCACCCTGGGTTCAGGTATCACTATAACAATAAATGGCAAATTATTGTAAAAAGTGCTTTGCACAGACAAGCACAAAGAAATTCTGAAAGTGAATATCTTAGAGGAATTAAATCAATTATTGAATCAGAGTGGCCTTATTTAAATGATATTGAATTGAATTCTGTTACAGACAGAATTTCTGGAAGATTTAATAATAATATGGACAGGCCAGAATGGAATGAATATAGAAAACTTTTGCCAAATTTATTTAAAAAACATGATAAAAAGCGAAATAAATCTCACGAAACTATTTCTAATTGTTTAAATATTTCAACTATTTTCCAAGAACCTAAAGTAGAAAACTTTGAAATAAAAGAAAAAAAATATACTGTAACAAAAGTAACATCTTCTGGAGAATCTATTTCAGTTCAAGATGTGTATAAGGATGACTTGTCTACAATCATAGAAATGCTTAAGTAAAAAGGAGGGAGGTCTTAGGACCTTCTTTTTTATAAATAACTAAAAAGGATTTTGTGCGTCATGGCAGGACTCAATAACATTAGAGAAGCATATGAGCAAGTTTATTCTGAAGCATTAAGTGCTGATGAAAAGGCACTTAGAAGAGAATTAGCCGCTGATAAGAGAGCAAGTAAAATGGCACCAAGTGTTGCCTCTAAGTATGCAAGCTCAGAAGCACAGTCTGCTAAAAGAGCAGATACTAAGTCAAAGGGCAAGCACATTCATGGAACTGTTGATGAAGAGCATGAGTGTGAAACTCCAAGAACCAGAAAGCCTTCTCAAAGAAAGAAGATGCAGCATCTGAAAGATCTTCTTGATAAGAAAGAAACTCCTAAAGAAGAGTTTGAGATTGAAGAAGGAACTATGGATATTAAGCACTGGGAAATCCCTCAAAAGGAAAGAGATGCTGCTAGAGCAAGAGCACTTGCCAAATCAAAGGCAGCAAGAGAAAAGAAAAAAACCAATAATGAAGAGTTTGTATCAGAAAGAGCACTTGATACAGCAGAAACTGGAGAAAAGGAAAGACTTGTAAAAGGTCTGAAAAAATCTGCTGCAGATTTTAAAAAGAGATATGGTTCAAGATGGAAAAATGTAATGTATGCTACTGCTACTGCAAGAGCAAAAGAGCATATGGATACTTCAAAATCTGATAGAAGATATTCTGTTGAAAGATGAGATTTAATTTCCAGTTTGGAAAGAAACAAAGATCAGTATGGGATTATGCTTTATGGAGCATAATCCTTTTTTCTTTTATATCCATGGCATCAATAGTTTTCAAAGTAGATGAGAAAACTCTTTGGAGATTATTAGATCAAATACAACGAGAACTTATTAAACTTGATTTACTTCCACAAGATAATGTTATTAATGATTTAATTATTGGAACACCTGAACTCCTGGATAACAGAGTCAAGAATGATGTGGATGATGCCATACGATCCTATGAGGAATCTCTGCCTCCAGAGACTCCCAGGATGACCAACAAGACCATCCTAGAGGCACTAGAGTCCCCAAAGTTCTCTGAGACCCAGAGACTGGTGGTAAAGGATGCCATATACTATGAGTGCCCTGGAGGAGTCATGGGCATCAGAGGAGCATGGGTTGACAAGGACCCAGAATGTAATTAGAATCACTCTGTTAAGGATGAAGGATAAATAATACCTTTAGATATGATTTAGATGTCCTATGAGAATCCTTGGAGATATCTTGGGGAAATTTTTGATACAGATAATATTCAAGACAGCTTTGGTTTTGT